TAAACACACTTAAAAAGCAAGGTGTAACAACAGAGAGTGAATTAGGGGTTAAAATCAATGCTAAATATGATGCAGAATTAGATGCTTTAAATAACCACACAGCTTCTAAACAACAAACACAAAACCAACAAGGTCAATCAGCAGAACAAACCGAAGTTCCTCCAGCAGCAACAACAGGAGAACAAGATTTAGCTGATAATAAGAAGAGAGAAGAATATGGACTAGAACCACTACGTCCTACATATCGTGGTACATCTAGAGAAGAATGGGAATCGGTAAAGAATGGTGGATATTTTGAAAGTGAAACAGGATTTGGTGATAATCCTAATAAAACTACATGGGTCTCAGATAAAAAAGAATATGCTGAAGAATATTTAAAGGCAAATGAAGACGGAGTATTAGTTGAATTTAAACCAGAAGCAATAGACAAGTCAAGTACAGAATCTGGTCAACAAAATGATGATACTGGTATAAGATTGGGTCGTCATTTAAAGTTAGAAGATGTACAAAGAGTTACTGATAAAGATGGCAATGTTCTATATGATGCGTCTATACCAACACCTGCTCCTACTGCAGTAGAAGAGACAAAAGAAGCTCTTGTAGAGAAGAGAGATAATCTTCTTAAGGAGAAGGAAGAGCTTTCTGAGGAAAAGAAAAGTCTTCAAAAGGAATTAGAGGATATAGAAAAGAAGAGACAACTTGAGCAAAAAGCTAAGGAGGAAGCTGAAAAAGAAGTAACCGAGCAGGAGAAAAAGGAGATTGCAAACGAACTGAGTATTGCAGAAGCACAAGTTATCTCAGTAGTAGCTGAGGCCGTAACTGAAGAGTTAGCAGAAGGAAAGACAAGGAACACAAAAGGAAAGTCAGTATTCAGAAGAATTATAGACAAGATTAAGAAGATAATTCTTGCTTTATTTGCAACAGGTACTCTGTGGACAGGTATTGGTGGAACTACTATAAATAAAGGCTCTATAAGCTGGAGTAAAGATGTTCTCATCGAGAGAACTGTATCTGTATTACCTGAACAACAAGAACAGTGGGCTAAGAGATATCTGGAGAAAAACGGAATATACGAAAGCAAAGATAATATTGTAAAGATTACAGATAGTCTTGACACAGCTAACCCTCAAGTTCTACAAAATAATAAAGTTACTCCTACCTTAGAGATAATTGGTTCTGTAGCAGACTCTTATAGTCCAAAGGATAGCTTACTGATGTATAGAAGTACGTGGAATAATATAGATGGATTTGAATATGTTCCCGGCCCAAATCTAACACAGGGTAAGAATGTAGAATCAATTCCTAATGTTATAGGTGTGGGGCACTTCTTATTAGATGCCTCCCTATATGAGTCTACTCCATATGCTCACGAATATAGCCTGAACTTTGTCGAACAGGCTAAGCGTAAAAATGAATATATACCAGCATTTAGAAGACTACCAAATGGCAGAGTTCTCTTAAAATATAAGAGACCTATAAATATTGAGAAAGATGACATAGTGATTACCCCTCTTCGTCAATTTAAGGTATCAGATATAGACTGGAATACAGAAGGAAAATCTGTAGGATTTACCTATAAGATAAAAGAGATAAAGAAAAAGGACGGAACTGGTACCTATCTGATATTTAAGGACAGAGACGGATATTCTAGATTCAGTGGAGGAAGTGTTGTATTCATATTCACCAAAAACAATAATGAAATCGTTATTGATTTTGCTGGGTCTCTCAATATGATAAGAAATGAGATAAACAGAATACAACGTGAATACGGAGTAAGTTCGGAAGAACTCATACTTGGTTATCATGATGTTGGTTCATTTAGTGCAAAGCCAAAAGCAAAAGATGGAAAAATATATCCATCCCAGTATTCTGGTTATAATAATACTGGGTGGACTGGTGGAAACCTTTTAATTCCTATGCCAGAAAGTGGTCCTTCTAAAGGAAGTGTGCCAAATATCACTATAATGTCTCTACTTCTTGCTATGATTAGGAAGAAAAGAGACAATAATGAGCCTATTACTCCAGAGGATATAGAGGCTATAAAGAACAGAATAGCTGAAATTACTGGCAGATTAGCCAAGATAAATAAACAGGTATTTGAAATTCAGAGCAAGTTGGATAAAATGACAGAGAAGGAAAAGAGAGCTACTCCACCTCCCCCAGCTCCACCTGCTCCTATAGCACCTATGGCATCTACTGAGCCTCCTGCTCCAGTTGTACCAACACCTCCTCCGGCTCCTCCGGCACCACCAGTTTCTACTAATCCTCAGGAAGGTGGTGATTTACCATCAAAGCTTCAGATGGAACTAGAGGAAGTATACAGAATGCATGAGAGAGCACTTGCTTTGGATATAACATTTGAGGAATTAGCTAGAAGTGAGGGCTATGTCATAGAAACAAATATGATTAGTGACTTTTCTAACCAAGGAAAGTTAGATGGCACACTCAATCTGATAACTTCAAACCCTAAGGATTTGGAGGATGGAAAGGTAAAAGATAAGCACTATAACAATATCAGATTTAAGTTTCTAAACAATATAGCAAATAGAAAACTGAATACGGCTGATTTTAAATTAATCTTAACGCTAAAAAGCGGTGAGATTATGGCTTGGGTTGCTGATAATAATGGTGAACTAATTGGATTTGATAACGAAGGAATGCCACTGGAAAAGGGTGGACAACCACTACTTATGGGAGTAGATTGGGACTTGTACTCTGCTGAGAATATCCTAAAGAGAAGAGAAGAAGTAGTCTATAAAAAGGGAAAGGTTGCTCCCGGACAGATGGTAATGTTAGCTAAGGAAACAATTCACCCTTCATTTCTGACAGTTAATCCAATAGAGATACTGAAATCACTAATAAGAACAACCAAAGTACTTGCATCTATTGAGTTTATTACTCAGGGTATGTTGTTCAGAGAAGGAGTAACTAACTCGTTGGATGCCAAGAGTTTACCAAAACCTACACAGTTTAAGACAGCAGAGCAACTATTCTCTGAAGGACATATACTAGAACAAAAGGGTATCATTACTCAAACTGGTTCTAGTCAGGGTAGACATATCCAACCTTACAGATTGAATTTCAATATGTTACAAGATATCTCTAACCCAAGTAAGGGATATATGACCGTTGAATTCAGACCAGTTGCAATAAAAGATGTGGTAACAGCAAATGGTACAAAGCTTTTGGATGTTCTGAAAACACAAGATGGCAAGGATTTAATAGAGGCAGCAGTTACTGGAAATCTCCTATATAGTCTTGACCACTATGATAGACTGCAGAGACTCCTTCGTCCTGATAAATTCTTAGTTCTGAATACAGGTACCCATATCATGGTAATTAATCTGGCAAATCTAAAGAAATTACTAAAGAATGGGAAACCTATCTCATATGAACAGTTGATGTCTATAACCAAGCCATCCGATGTATATGACAGCCCTCTTAATATAAATATTGTAAATTATACAAGTTCTAACGAAGTATTAAGGGTAGATGACATCTTTGGAACAGGTGAGGATAATTATTCTAGGTTTATAAACAAAAATGTCGTATCTTCGACACTACCAATTGAGGTAGATGGTAAAATGGGTTATAATACTATTAACAAAAGATTAGGAATTAAGCTTGATATGGGAATAGATGAAATGATAAAAAATGCAGAAATGCAGAAAGAGGTAAAAGCTGCAGCTACTGTAGATGTCGTGGATGAATCTCCAGATAAGGCTGTGTCTACCCCTGCTCCAACTGAAGAGGAGGAGACTATTAATGAATATAAAATTAACGTAGATTGGGATTCATTCTTTAAAGATATCTGTGAATAATTATGAAAACTTGTACAATATCAGATGGTCAAAAGCAAATTATACGAGGTATTACTTCTCAAGTAATAAAGCAATCTCCTAAAGAGTGGAGTGCAGAGAAAGTGACCAAGCAGGTATATAACGTATTGGTTGACAAGATGTTAACTCAAAGTAGTACCAAAGAGTTTGCCTATGACTATGCATATGCCTATACTAAGCACATTGTTCCATTTCTTCAAGATATAAGAAAGGAGGTTTTCTCCGAAGATGTAGAGAAGTTGGAGAAAGATGGACTTCCTGTTTCCCTAATTGAGTTTCCTGAAAAGGAGATTGTAAAACTTAGCACAGAGGAAGGTTTCAGAGAAGCAATCGGAAGAACCGTTCCTGTTCCATATGTACCCTCTTCTGTAACAATGGAGAGTGTGCAAAAGCACTTAGATAATATCGAGAAGGCATTCCCAAAGATAACATCTAATGCAAAATATGCCCCAATAACTCCAATGAAAGGAGTAAACAGAGAGCTTACTTATGATGTTATATCTACTGCAGCAGGTGAGGTAAGATTGACAAGAGTTACTGAAGTAGTTAGAAAAGAAGTTTCTACGGCTACTTCTGATACTGCAAATATCATTGCAGGTAACATTGTAGATAGACTGGTTAGAAATTTCTTCAGAAATCCAAAGGATTATGAGGAATTTAAAAAGGATATGTTCATAGATGATAAAATTCGTGAACTATTCAAGACCTTCTCAAATAATCCAAAAGAGCTAATTCCTGTAGATGAAGATGTTAAGAAACGTGTGGTAGAAGACGAGGAAATGTCACAATTAACAGACCTTCAATTGAACTATCTAAATGAGATAATAGATAATACTATTATTCTTATAAATAAAATCAGGAACGAATTTCCAGATTCATACATAACAGACCTATCCAAAGATGAAAAAACTGTTCGTCTTTATTCTCAATCAATGGGAATTGTGGGTGAACTTGACTTGCTGGCTATAAAACCAGACGGAACATATACAGTAATTGATATTAAGTTAACAAACAAGTATACCTCTATTAAGGGAGAGAGTTTTGCACTTCAAACTTCTTACTACGATAATGCTTTATCAAATGTTCCGGGATTAAAATCATCTGGAAAGACTGCTGCATTTGTGGTTAATTACTTTATTACAGAAACACATAAAGATGCAACTGGTCTAAAACAAGCATATAGACTATCCCTTTCTTTGTTCTCTAAAAAAGAATTTAATACTATCTCTGAGGATAAGCTCAAGGAAAGAAGAAATAGTTTTGAGGAGATATTTAAAAAGCATTATGAAAAAATTCAACCTTCTACTATAAGAGCTGCTACTCGTAGAAAGTTATTTATGTCTTTCTCCGATAAAGAACCTATTGCTAGTGAGGAAGACCTTGACTCATATGTTGAATGGGTAGAGGAGAGATTTCCAGAACTAAAGGGTAGAGTTAATATCATAAGAAGTATCAACTCATCTAATGGTGCTGAGATGTTAATGGATGCTATTAACTTTTATAGTAAGGTTAATAAGGGTGCCCACTTCCATGAAGGGTGGCATAGATTTTCTCAATTCTATCTTACAAAACAAGAAAAGACAGCTTTATATAAAGCAGTTCAGGATGCAGAAATTCCATTTACATCAAGAGATGGAAGAAAAATGAATACAAAAGACGCATCCTTCTTTCATATAGAAGAATTCTTAGCTGAAGAATTCCGTAAGTTTGCCAAAAACCCATCTGCATATAATCTTCTGTCTGGAGTAAAGTATTCGAGACCTGAAAACAAAAAGGTAAAGAATATCTTCCAGAAGATGTGGGATTTTCTAAAGAGATTATTTGGATTTTATGAAACAAGAGGTGAGCAGTTTGTTATAGAATTGTTCCAAAATCTGTATAATAATTCATTTAGTAGAAATAACTACTCATCGGATAACGTATTCTTCAACAAACTTGCTTCCTTATTTAAGGGTCAAGAAATGAGCAATGAGATGTTCATTGAGTTGAGAAACTTATCGGATACAAGAATCTCTCAGTTCTTATCAGAAAATGGATATATTGCTCAGGAGCTTGCTAATGAAAAAGGTATTAAAGAAACAATACGACCAGAAATATATAAAAGCCTAGAGTTATACAGAGATATTTTATCTGACGAACTTAGTGTAACCGAGGATAAAAAAGGGAAGAGCGGTTTGCAGATTGCCATAGACGCAATAGATAGTGTAATAAAAGACGGGCAAGAAAGTAAAATATTTGGAGACTTTGTATACTATTATATGAAGTACTCTCAGTTTAAGACGTTTAATGTATTAAGTAAAGACTACTCAGAAGAAATAAGAGAACTTCTTCTAGAAGAGGTTGAGATTGATAAACTTATAGCTGAAAACACAGAAGGAGATATTTCTGAAGAATTTGACGAAGCAAACAGTAAGGATGGTGATTTTAATAATCCCGGTAATAAGTATGCAATCCATGCTCTGGCAAGTGATGAGATTTTAGACTTCTTTGTTGGAATAAGAAGAGTATTACCAACAGTATCTATAACTCAAAGAGATACTGCTATGCTTGCTCATAAGAATTATACATCTGAGGAGGATATAAGAGATGCACGAAATGCAATATTTGATTTTACAAAATCTGGTTTTCCAGAAACTCTTTCTCCAAGAGAAGCATTCTATAAGACCCTTGAGCTTGTAAATGGGGCAATTTCTATAGATGATATAATCAAGAGATTAGAAAATCCAGAAAACTTTGCAAAGTTTCCTGAGGCTTTTCAGATAATAGATAGACTTATAGGTACATCCGAGAGTTCTCCCTACGTCAAAAGAGGTTTAATTCCCAGAATGAGGGAGATGAAGGAAAAGCTGGATATAAACAGTAAGATTGTAGATAAGGTTAAATACGAGCAACTCCTTAAATTCTTATTTCACTTCGAAAGTCTGTTCCAGTCTACTTTTGTAGATAGTGACAACTTTATTATCAATAAGACAGTAGAGTCTACATTTACGGAATCTGGTAACGAAGTAAAGGCAACCGCACCCGCAGTCTATACAATAGACAACGAGGAGGCTATAATCTACTCTATAATTGATGAATTCTCCAGAGGATTTCAGACAAATTCTGCAAAGGATACACGCAAAAAGGTTTCAATATATGACCTATTATCTGATATTTTTATACAAAAGCGTGAAAACTTCTCTGAGGAATCAATAAAAAAGGCACTTGGTTCTGATGTCCTTTTATACGACTATGTTTATCAGACATACTATTTCAATCCTTTCTCTCTAGAGTGGTTAAAGACAAGAACCTCGCTAGTAGGTGATGAGATATTAAATCTGTTCAAAACATTAGGTGTAAATCTAAATGAAAACATAGTTCTTCATAGTAAGAATATAGATATTATTAATAGAAGAGTTCTTCCTATTATCAAGAATGTAATGGAAGCATCTCAAAAGCTTCTCATTGATAGAGCAGTTACGTTATATAATGATAACTACAATGACAGAAGTGTGCCTAATATAAAGGCACTTCTTGCAGAAAGAAAAGCTATAATACAAAAAATAAACGAGAAGAGTGTAGATACTCCAAGATTATCAGTTCAACTTGTAGATATTGAGGAACAACTGAAACCATATGTAAGCAGACTATTTTATGATAATCCCGTAAATAAAATACTTCTTGATGGAAAGGACCCGGCTATCTTATCTGTAAAAAGATACAGACCAATGGCATCTGCATTCAGAGTATTCAAGGAATTAGCAAAGATTCAGAAGTCCTATCATAAGAACTTTTCATCAGGTTCTCTGATTGTTGGAGAAGACAGGAGCTGGGGATACTTTAGACCTAGCTTATATTCTCATGTGTCCAATCTTTTAAATAACCATGTAGTATCTTTTAGTGACTTTGCAAAGTATCCCTCTCTGTCTCACCTTGACCCAATAAAGAATCCTGCAATTCTTAACTCATATATATTCTCTAATATATTTAATCCATTTAGTGGGGAAAAATCAGATACCCGTGGATTAGGATTATCTACAATTGGAGTAGTTCATATAATAGATGAACTGGATACTGGAGCAAAGGTTATTGAGAACTTTAATCTTGTAGAGCAGGATGTAGATAAAAAACTTCTAGTAGATATCCTAATGTCCTTATCAGAAGGATGGACAGAAACCAGAAGAGTTGAGATATCTACTAGCTCTTGGAGAGTTGGTCTTGTTGATAAAACAAGTGGTCAGAGAAGATTCATAAAACCAGTAGATAATCTTGAGTCATTTTCTGATGTACAGTTTACAAACAGGGTATGGGCATATATCCAACATGCAGCGTGGGGATATAAATATTACCAAGATAATCCTGATGAAGCAGGACAATTCAAGCAATCAGAGACCCTTAGAAACAACCTAGGAGTCTTTGATAAGATGATTCCTAATAGTGTAAAAGAACTTAAAGAGTTTATAAAATCATTTAAGGGAGACCTTAATACCCTATCATATCAACTTAAGGTTGATAACCCTACTCTTTACTATAAAATAGAGAGCGAGATAAACGATTATTTTGAAGGAGTTGCATTTAGTAACGAGGATGCTTACTCTAAGGAAATCTATAAAATCTTATCTAATAATAGCTTAAAAGCTCTTGATACGATTTCTAATATCAACTCTGAGGCTAACAGAAGATTGATGGGAATCACAACAAGAGAAGGAAATGAAATTCGTCTTACCAAAAAGGCTGTAATAGACATTATAGCCAACGACTTCATCCAAGTCATGGAAGACTCTATATTGTTCTTTGGTGAATATCATTACTATGCTGACCCACTTAAGAGAAGAAAGATTGTAGCAAATAATGGGTCAATTGCCCTATTTGGAGAAACAGTATCTGAGTTTTATACTCATCTTATGAATGTTTCTTCACACCAAGCTATTTGGAATCAAATCAATAAAGATGCTAAGAATAAGGGTAAAGATAGATATGATTTAATAAGAAAGATTGTAATACAAGATAAAGAAGCACAAAGTTCATTACTTACTGGTAATCAATTAGTTAAGAACTTACAACAGGTATTCAAGGATATTTATGGATTAGAGCTTACAGAGGAACAAATTAAAGAAGACCCAATGTATACCTCATCTCTAAAGGGACTTGAGAAGATGAAGCTAGCTGATGCTGCAGGGTGGATAAACCCAGATACCGCTCGTCTTATGAGAATGAAAGACTCATTGTGGAGTGAAGAGGCCAGCTACGAGTTCCAAAGACAAATGATACTATTTAAGTATTTCTTCTTCAATAGACCACAACTTAGTGATGAAGAGAAGACAATAATGTCAAGAACTCACTCTAAGTTTTCTGCATTAAAGGATGCTACAACTGGCCCAGTATACCACGAAGAAGGTGCTCCTTATCAGCCAGTTTTTGATAAAATGGGATTAAGAATGCTTCTTGCAGAATTTGATGCAGATTCTGAGATGAGAGACTTATTCCTTAAAATGATATCACAAGGTATCGACTATGCTGTAATGGATACAGGTAGTAAGGTTTATGTAAAAGAAAAATTAAAACTGGTAGATGAAAATGGATTTATCAGTGTTCCAAAAACAGGAGCACAATTATCTTATTCTGAACACGCAGGAGCTTTCCATAAACTTCAGCTGAATACAACAACACCAAAATCTTCTGTAAAGTATGCTGTACAGTTGAGAGCATTGATGTCAGAAATAATACAAATTGTAGAAGAGTTAGCACCTTCAAGTGATAATAAGTTCCAAAAATTAGCTGGATTAAAGAAAACATATAGTAAATACATAGGTAATCTTGTAGAGCTTATTGGTATCAATTCATCATCTGCTATGTCAAGAATGGGACTATCAAGCGATGGAAGAATTCTTGATAAAGCACTGTTTGCTGATTATATAAGAGAAAGACTCCTTGAGAATAATATTGAGATAGAAGATGAATTAGTAAAGCTCGATACAAACTTGGATGGAACATTTATAAACTATCTAGAGGCACTTCCATTCCAGAAAGAAATTGCAGACCTATTGGTTGGTATAATTGATGATAATTTCAGAGAAATCGAGATATCTGGTTCAGGATTGGTGCAGACTTCTGAGGTAGGTACAGGGGGTATAAAATACTCATACAAACTAAAACCAATATCATTAAAGTATGATAAGAATGGAAAGGTTACAGGTATAAATCCTTGGGAAGCAAAAATTTCATTTAGAAAAGAATTCTATTCTCTTCTTGATTTGGAGCATCCTGATGGAAAAAAGATAAGAGATATTGGAATAACAAAAGAAAATTTCCACCTAAGACAAATCTTTGAATTAAGAAGATTAAATGAAGCCCTTAGAGATGAGGAATGGAGAAAGAAGAATGAAGAAGCACTTACATTTATGGGTATTCGTCTTCCTTTCCAAGCACTGAACTTCGGTGGACCAATGACAATTGTCGAGTTCCTTCCAGAAAGTATGGGTGATGTAATTGTATTACCACCTGAGTTTTATGTATTCAGTGGTGCTGATAATGACATTGATAAGATTATTACTCAGTTCCCACAGCTTAAGAATGGAAAACTTATAAAGAAAGATGAGAAGGGGTACTTTGACCTAATAAAAGAGCTGGAAGAAGTTACACAAAAGATAGAAGAAGAATCTACACAGTCTGATGAAAATATACAGAGTACTGATGTAGAGCTATCAAAAATAAAGGATGCTTTCAAAGAAAAGAGAGTATATACAAATAGAGGCTGGACAGAAGATGAGCTAGATGAAGATTTAACGCTTCTGCTCCAAGATGGAGTATATGAGATAGCAGGTCTCTCAAAAGGAAAATCAAAGCTGGCAACTCTGGTAAAAAAATCAATAGAGCCAGAATTGATAGAACAACTATATGAGTATCTTGACAGAAAGAATTCAAAAAGTAAACCTACGTCTGACTTAAAAAGTAAGCAACTTGACCTTCGTAAGAGAGTTAGATTGTACAAAAAAGGAGTTCTGAATGATATACTAAGTACAGGAATAGACTACTGGACAAGACCAGAGATGTTCCTCTATCTTGTTACATCTGACTCTACAGCAAAGCTTGAAAAATTTGGAAGCTCTATACAGAGTTTAGTCCAAGGAAAAGATGTAAAAGTTTCTGATTCAAGGCCACCTCTTGACCCTTCAGATAATTTAAAATTAGTCAAAAATTACGACGACCATGGTCTTATGAGATTGAGAGCGTTATTCTTAGGTAAGGCAGTTAAGAGTAGGTCTGTTTTGCCTAACTTGGCTTACTTGGGATATCCATTCCCAGCAAAGTACCAACTTGGTTCCTTTAAGGATATGGCTGCTCACTCTGGAATGTTTACTGTTAAAAAGGGAAATGTATACGAAGTAGTGACAAGCACACCTCTTCTATATAAGAACCCTGAGGCAGAAGGATTTAGAGTTACTTTATATGATGAAAATGGAGGATATATATCAAAAATCTTCCAAGAAATAGCTTCTGCAGCAATTGACTCTATAAATAAACCAGAAGTTCTTCCTTCTTTAAGGGTTGCTCCTATGTCACTTGATGCTTGGATATTCCTCTTATTCCAAGGGGTTCCAAATGATAGAATTCTGACATTCCTAAATACCCCAGTTGTTCAGGAGATACATAATTTATATGCATCATTTGGACAATCTGCAATGCCAAAGCATGCTATAATTCAAGTAGCTAAAGATATACAGTTCTTTGGAGATTATACTAAAAAACTTCTTCCAGAGGATGTAGATATCTATGACCAAGATAACAACTTTAATTTCATGTTGAAATCTCCAGCTGCTTATTTTGGTAAATATTTAGGAAGAGATGAGAAGCTTGATGAGACACAAATGACAGAATTTACAAGAGATTATGTTGAATATAAAGGAAAGAAGAAGGACGCAACTCTTGTATCATTCTTACAGGAAAATCCTAAATATGCAGATTTGGCCAAGGCAATTGTTGCCTATTATGGTATAATAAACCAAACAGGAACTGCTTTCTATTCATCTATGATAACAAGATTAGATAGAGCTTCTTCTAAAATGGGAACCAGAGCAGACCTACAAAGAGTTGTATTAGGTGATGCTATAAGATTAGGAAGTAATTTCTCTACTCCAGAATTTGAAGAGAAGCTAAAGAATGAAAGTATATACAGCATGTTCTATAAGGACAAGCAGTTGGCTGCAATTTTGGATAATAGAACACCTGAATTATTTAGAGGTAACATACCCTTAATGAAGAGATATGATGAGATTGTAAAAGACGTACTGCTTGATACTAGAGGTTCTCAGGTTGAAAAGAAAAGAATCGAAGAAAAGATACTTGTTGACTTTATGGATAATATAGTAAAGAATTTCTATGTTACAAGAATTGGAAACTCTGTAGATACTATATATAATCTATTTAAATTTGATATTACTCCTCTATGGAGACTTGCTGATAGCAATCAGCAAAGAGCAAAAGAATCACTTAGAGATGTACTTGAAGGAAAAGATTTCAAAGATTTACCAGAGCATATCAAAATCAGCAAGATGATGTCCAGTGACCTGTTCTCTGAGCAGATTGATATATTTAAAGCAAAGTATCCAGAATTAAGAGATTTAAAAATATTCTCACTACTTTCAACAGAGATATCTCATCCTATAATATTTTCTAAGAAAAGAGATACGTTGGCTGAGAAATTAAATGCTCTTCCTCAGTACTTCCTAAAGTTTAATATCAACTCAGACCCTGTAACAAGAAGTATAGAAGAAAGAACAATCAGAGAAGATTTTGAGAAATTGATTGACTTTGATATATCTCTGTATCCAGAAATCAATGACTTCTTAAGTGAGGATAGAATGGATGTATATAAGAATGGAGATAATATTGCAGAAATAAGAGAGTTTATACGAGTACTATCTCTTAGATTGGTGGCCCAATCATCTATTCTACATAGAGGTGGTTCATCTTTTTCACACCTAATTCCTTTTAATTTAAAGAAGCATATAATAGAAACTTCTATTGATAATTTCCATAGATATCTAGAATACGGCACAGTGAGTGTTCCTTTGGATGCAAAGGCAAAAGCTATTCTTCTCGACCAATTTATGGATGGATTTAAAAAGGCTTTCCGTGCAATGAATCCTGATATAGAATGGTATACCAAGCAAACTGTTTGGGAAAGAAAATCAGAAGAAAAGAGACAAGAGGCAATGGAGAGAATGGCAGAGGAGGGTGAGGAAATTACGGAAGATTATTCTCCATATAATGATATTGACCAATATATCGAAAATCCAATGGGTGAAGATTTTGACCCCCTTTCCTCTTTCAAGGCAAAGAATCCAAGACAAAAAGAGGTACCAGATAACTACTATAAGTACTATACTGGTGCAATCTATGGAGAAAAAGGCTACGGAAGCTCACCTGTAATTGAGCAGTTTAGAAGTAATCTTGCCAAAATAATGGGAGGAATAAGAGGTGTTAACAGTTTTAGAATTACTAAAAACGATAATCTTAAGTGCTAATGAGTAGTTGTTCATTAAATACAGCAAAGAAATATCTCATGAAGAAGGGTCTTATTGATAAAAATATGACCGTAACATCATCTACTGATAAGGTTTCAGCTGCAATAAAAAAGCTTACAGCTCTTGCAAAAACCAATTATTTTGTAGATTATGGCTCCTTGTTCTCTATGAGGCAAGATATATCCCCAAAAGATGGATATGTTGTGAAACTAATTCCCAATGAGGGTGCATTTTCTGCCATAGATGATGTATCTGAATTTCAGAATATAGTAAATATTCCTTATAATTTAGATAGCAAAATTGATATAAATATCACAGAACTTGGTGAGGAGGGGACCATGCTTATATCATATCTGGGAGAAAAGATAGGTCACATCTACGGAAGCATTGATGGTAGTAACTTCAACGTAGAGATGAGCAATATTGATAGCAGATATACTGGCAGAGGAATTGGTGCAATTTCTTATATAAAAGCTGGGGCAGAATTAAATAAATTGGGATTAATCCTAAGAAGTGATAAATTTGCAGAAAGAATGACTGATTCAGCTACTGGAATGTGGGACAAGCTCGTAAGAGCAGGACTTGCCGTCAAAGGAGAAGAAAGATATGAATTGCTAGCTGTTCCTTCTGAACCAACCATTCCTATTACTAATACACAAATAAATAATACAGAGCAGGAGGGTGACCTTCCTTCTATTGAAATCAAATGTTAAAATATGAAGTGTTCAATTAACATAGATAAAATTACTTCCGCTATAAAGGAAAAGATAGCAACTCAGGTTCCTACGAACCTTTTCTCTATTCAGGGAGATACACTTGTACCCTCCGAAGATATAGGAGAAGTAATGTTTGAGCCAAACATGGATATTGTAAATGAGGCTGTGAAATTTTCTGGAGAAGTAAAGGAAAGTCATAGAGAATACCTTGAAAATGAACCAGTTATGTTCTTGAAACAACTGGCATATTCTGCTTCTGTTGATGAGACAGAGGCTCTTGATGTAGCTAGTCCCTATATAGTAGGACTTGCAAAGAAGTTATTCCCGTATGAAGGAAAGGAATCCCCTCATATTTCTTTTATAAACAAAATAAATAAGGATTTTAAAGCAGATGTACTCGTAAGAATTGCTCCTAATAAGTGGAAGATGGATGTCCCAAAACATCTATCTATGGCATATGCTGCAATGGACCCTGATGGTTTTGAGACAGTTGCAGCTTACGCAAGAGAGGAGTACATTAAAAAGATGGGTATATCTGTAAACCTTATCGAGGAGCATAACTGGGTAAACTTCAGAGAGCTTGCAGACCCAAAGCTTCAGACGCTCATGAAGTTTATGAAGAAGCTTAATCCTAAGGCAAGAGTCTCAATGTTTGCAGATTTAGATGCAAAGGCTGTCTCACTTATATCAGATTATATAATAATGCTAAAGGCTGGGGATACTTTTGAGGAAATTCCACACGAAGTTGCCCACTTCTTTTTAGAATTGCTTCCAGATTCTCATCCTCTTAAGAAGGAGATGCTAAAGTCTATAATAGACCTTCCTAAATATGCTGAAGTATACAGAAAGTACAAGGATAATATCTTTTATCAAAAGAACGGGAAACCTGATATTGATAAAATCAAAAGAGAAGCAGCTGCCCAGTTAATAGGAGATTATGTAAATGCTGCATTTACCGATAAAGCTGATGAAAAATATGGTAAGAAAAGGTCTTTTATAAAGAGATTGGTAAATGGTATCCTTAAGGCAATAAGAAAACTGCTCTTCATAAAGGTTCCTGTATACTATGAACATACCCAGAACCCATTCAAGGAAGCTGCCCAGCAGATTATCAACCAAGACATCTCTCAGCTTGACTTAAAAAGGGCTCCAACTCCATATGATTCAATATTCTTCTCAATAGTAGAAGATAATAAAGAAGAGGGCCACGAACTTGGACCTGTAGTAAAGCAGCTCCAAATCTTCACATCTGCCATGAAGAATAGACTTGGCCGTCTTTTCAATGAAGATTTAAAGGACAGTAAATATGATGCTTTTAGACAAGAGCTTCAGGATGGAGATATTAATAAAGCATATGCTATTATTGATAGAATGAAGGCAGCAGATGATATTCTTAAGTTAATGCTTTCTGATACTACATTCAGTTATATATCAATTATCAATGCTCTTGAGAATGTAGCAGCATCTTATAAGGCATTTGAGGTATTGCCTCATGCTATAAAAGAGGCAGTAAAAGTAATGTTATCAAAACAAAATGGAGCTGATGATTTTCTTAATAACATGAGAGAGTTAGCTGATTACTCCAACATGGCTCAGAATTTTGATAAGCTAACCAAAGAGTTGCAGGTATTACTTAGAGACCTAAAGCTAAAGTTTCCCGGTGAAACCGACGAAGATATGAGAAAAAAAGAAAGACTTCTCGACTTGGTTAAGTCTGTAATTGAGAAAGGGGTCTTGACTTTTAAGGAAGTAGAAGCAACAGTAGAGGAGGAATTTAAGAGATTTTATACTACATTTATCCAAAAGTATGCAGGAACTTGGACAGAAGATGTATTAAAAAATACTATTAAGGGATACAACGAGGCAGAACATGGCAAGCTAAAAGATACACTATTAAAACAAATATATTCTGACCCACTCCTTAATAAAGAAGCTGTTTGGAAGATGTTAACAAATAGGTTAAATAGATTTGTTCATGTTAATCCTACAGGAAAGCTTGATGAAAATCTTAAAGATTTTGAGGTGTTGAGAGGAGGTCTAAAAGTAGATATGAGCCCCATACTGGATACAGATAATATAGACATGGGTATATTCTTTGGTTCATCTCCAGCTTTATTGAAAGACCCTCTTGTAACAACTACAGTAAAGTTTATTATCGAAAGTATATTGAAGGGAAAAACAATAGCATATGGAGAATCTATCTCTTTCCTGAGAGATATAACACCCCTACAAAAGAAGACAGGAATGGAGTGGTATGATTTAAATAATATGCTCCAAGATGTGCAACCTATATTCTCACCTTCTGCTAAAGATAAAATGAGAGAGGTTCGTGTATTTCTTTCTGAAACAAAGAGGTTTCAATTCTTTTTTGACAAGTCTGTAATACAAAACGAATTAAGTACTCTGCAATCTGATTTAGGAAACCTTAATAGAGCTTGGTTGGAGAAGCCCGGAGATGCAGAAATAGTAGCTAAAATAAAAGAAAAACAAAAAGAAATAGCCGATAAAAAAGAAGAACTTAATAACTTCTTGAAAGAATGGTCAAATAGGCCATACACTAACTACTATTACGATACTATTGCTAAACTTAATGAAAACAGAGGTGACTCAGAAACATTAAAGCAGGTAAAAATACTGAAACAAAGAATAAGAACTCTTAGAAATAGACACTCATCAATATTTATGCTCAATATAGAGGATAGTGTAAATATTGATTTCTCGGACTTAGAATCATTTATAAAGGATTCCATGGAGTTGGCTATGCTTGAGAGAAAACTAAGTCGTCTACAACAAGATTTGCCTCCTATGGATAAGGCACTCATGGAAGAAGTAGATGCACTATATACAGTAGATGAGAAGGGTACAGAGAGAATCAGAGCTAACCATAAAGAAAAGGTAATATCCGATGCTCTTGCAAAAATTAAAGAGGCAAGACTTTATGCTAATAAAACCGATTCAGAAATAAGAAATGATTTAGAGAAATCATATAATGCAATTTATAAGATAAATAGACCTACTGAGGAATTTTGGAAAGTTAGAGAGGAGATTTATAATGAAATTTCTGAACTGATGTTTAGTGCAGGAGAATTTACTCCATATAAGTTTTTACTAGAAGACATCAGAGAGACTGAAAAAAGACTAAAGAAAAATCTATATACCGAATCAGGAGAGATTGACCTGTTCTCTGCAATGTTTATAGAATTAGATTCTGATAAAACTCTTATTAGTGAGTTCAAACAATTGGAACAGGATTCTTCTTGGTTTAGAGCTAATGCCAGAAATATAATGACATATATAAATGCTACAGCTGGAAATCCGGCTGCAGTAGCTGGGTTCTCTATACTTGCAGGACTGCAATATATTTCATATATGTCTGATGCTCTTACTAAATATGAGAACTATTTAAAAAATGGAGAGAGTATAGATTTTGCTAAAGCAAACATAAAGAATATTGAAGATAAGATAAAAGAGATATTTAAAGCAACAGGGGATATATCTGATGTTGAGTTAAAGAAGCTAATAGATATAGTACGTTCGTCTCCAAATCTTGGTGAATTGGGTGATAAGCTTAATACCATAAATTTTGGACCGAAGACATTTGAACAACAAGCTGGAATCGGACAAGCAAGAGCACTTCTAGCACAATATGCTAATACTCAAACTATTGCAGATGTACCTCTATTAGAGGGAGTTCAATCAATTATTGATATTCTTTTAAGCAATGTACCTTATATAAAAAGTAATGCCCGTAGAGAAAATGAAGATAGATTAAATGAATTATTTGCTCAGTTAGATGAAATGGCAGGAAGAAATGTAACACATAATTATACTATGATGATGCAATCTTTCTTGGCTTATGCTGACCAATATTTAAAAGATGATACTGCATATTCTTCATATAAGACTGCTCATCAAGAGGCATATGATACATTTATGAAAGGTAAGGGTGATACTCTTAGGGCAGCTGTGTACGATTGGGAAAAACTTTTAGGCGGAAGAGAGGATGGATTATTTGTTGCTGTAGTAAATTATATGGCAAATGTTTCTTCTGAAAGAGTAAGTGATGCAAGTAATAAGAGAACTGAAAAACTGGAAGGGTTCGAAAAGATTAAATCTGAATATAAGAGTAATCTACTATCTGCACTTACAGAGTATTTAAATAATCCAAAAGAGGAAACAAGACAGAACTATTTTAATATTTTTGGTGAGTATCTAAGTAATGATGAATATGACAAAAGTCATGTTAATAAACTTGCTACTATTATTCGTGATAATTTAAGAAACCAAAAAGAATTAAAGGAGAAAGTAGAACAAGAAGTTAATAAGTTTATAGATGGGTATGAGGAAAGTGTGGAGAGAGAATATAAATTAGAAGAATTATCTGCAAAAAACCTAGCAAAACTGATAGAGTTTTATAATGATTTACATACTACAAGGATTGTAAGAGATGATATGAATCCTGATGGATATGAACAATTTAGTCCTTTAAGACTTGTTACAAAATTTGAACCCACAGATGAAAAGTATTATACAGAAGAATATCCAAAATTTTTAACATATAGGGTTGTAAAGGATGAACATAGAACTGAGAAGATATATGATACTGACCCTAGAGTTATTAGCGGACAAGTATCTGCAACTGTAGATATTAATGGAAACTGGTTACCATTACCTAAAAAAGGAAAATACTGGAATGATAAATATCATGAGTTAAAGAATAACCCATCAAAAAGACCTGTATTTGAATTGCTTGAAAAACTCAAGTTATATTCTCTACAAAGACAACAAGAATTACTTGAGCAGGATAGATTTGATTTAAGAATTCCTGCTATGAGAATAGATGAGTATGAGGAAATAAAGCTTCTTAAAAATCCAAAAAAGGCAGCTAAGTATGCAGCTGGTAGAACTCCTTTTTCAGGATGGTTTAATGCAGAGAAAGAAGCAAGAGCTGAACTAGAAAACATTGGCTTGGCTACTCAACAGGTATATGATAGATTCAGTGGTGGGGCTAAATCAAGAACAGAAGACGATGATGTAAAGCTTCAATCTATAAGAAATATTCCTATAGATGAAACATCCGCAGATGCTATAGCAGCACTTACAATGTTTATTACAGATTTAAATGTATATAAACAAAAGAACTTTGCAAAACCTATCGTTAAAGCAATAAGAGACATGTATATATCTATACACGAAAGGTCTCTTGCTGGAAAAAATAGAGCAAATCTTACTAAGATGTTGTACGATGGACTTATCTTAGATAAGATTCCAGAAAGTATATTTAACCTTCCACAAGTTGCCAATTTTGTAAACTTTGCAATGTCAATAGCTGGGTTAAAACTGGCTGGTGATATAGTTGGTTCTGCTGTAAACGTACTTAGTGGAGAAGCCCAGTTGATAATTGAATCTATGATAGGTGATGGTGCTATGGATACATTTAGAAAGGCTAGTACAAAGTCACTTGAATTCTTCTCGGCATATGAGAAAGATTATTTTAATGCAGGGGAGCATGGACTTCATAGCCAGATGATAATGGCATTCAATATGTTACCGGGTGCAAGAAATCTTCAAAGTCTTCTATCTTGGAAGAATATGGCTAGCGGAGTTAGAACCTACCTAATGAAGATTAGGAGCGAGCCTGAAAATGCATTAGGTATACAGACAGCAATAACTATCATAATGAGAAAGTCAAATATTGTAGATAATAATGGAAGAAAATTAGAATTCTACGATTTGTATACACTTAAAGATGGAGTTATTGCACTAAAGGATGAATATTCTTATATGAAAAATGATTGGGACCCAGTAAATGGTGAACAAGTTAAGAAATTACGTTCTGCAGTACTACAATTCTATACCCTTTTACATGGTAACTACTATGACCATATGCAGTCTTGGATTTCAAGATATTCTGTTGGTAGAGCATTTGAAATGATGAAAAAGTACATGATTCCTATGCTTTTAAATAGATATCAAGGAAGAGTAATGGACGTTTTCCTTGAAAGGGAGAGAATAGGAAATCATAGAGCTTTTGGAAAACTTCTGGCAGCTTTTGTTAAAGGGTTTATATTTGGAAAAGACGAGGAGAAAGAATACTATAAATGGATGGCATCCAATCCTTTATATAAGCATGCTGCAAGAAGAAGTATAACTGAGATTGCACTATTGATTTTAATGGGTATATTAATTCCTATGGTGTTTGGATATGATGATGATGATGATGAAAGAAACAAGAAGTTATCAAAAATGTCTTGGGAAAAACAAGTAGCCATAACTATAGCACTGAGAGTTCAGGGAGAGTTGGGCACATTTATACCTCTTCCTGTATGGGGATTGGGATATATGGAGATGAAGAGAGCAATATTTGACCCATTTGGTGCTCCAAAATCTGCAGTAGATAACATGTCCGCTATACTTAAGTATAGTTTTCAGCACCTTATGGGAGATACCAATGACCTATACTATAAGAATAAGAAAAAGTACAACTACTGGTGGGACGGAATAGGTGCTATTAAAGATAAGGGTGACTCTAAATTAATGGCAACTCTTTGGAACACAATTGGTTATACAGGATATACATTTGAACCTGCACCATATATAATGACATTTACTCAAATACAAAATAAAGTACGATAATGCCAAATATCTCATTACCAAATGGAAAGGTTATCTACGTATCAACCTACGAATACTACTTCCAGCTAGAGGAAAAGGACGTAGACGAGTTCTTTCAGTCCTGTATGGCTGATGATTTAGGCTCATTTGTAGATGACCCCTTTTCTCAAAGGGTAGTCCCCGGAAAGCTAGAAGTAGAGGAGGAAGTCCCTGAAATAGAGGACGAATCTGTTAAATACATGGATGGTGAGCTATCTTCCTGATTAGGTATATTATCCTAATTTCCGTAAATTAGCTTATATTATTTTGTATTTTCAGGATTTCTGATTATATTAACAATATCTATAACCCTAAATAGAGGGGATTACTATCTCCCGTCTTCGAGAAATGGCAGAAACAAATGACCAAAAGAAATATATTCTCGTAAACAAGTCAAAGATACCTCTTTCTGGAGTTGTCAATGACTGTTCTGATTTGTGCGTTCCCGCTACAAAAGGGGAGCCTTTGTCTTCTATTTTAAATAAAATATGTGAAAAGGTTGGCTCTCAGGGAAGTGGAGTAGCTGGAACATCTGGAACATCAGGTACCTCAGGTCAATCCGGTACATCCGGGACAAGTGGTGCTACTGGTTCCTCAGGTGCCTCAGGCACCTCTGGAACTAGCGGATTATCAGGCACTTCTGGTACTTCTGGAGCCACAGGTTCTTCTGGAGCTTCTGGTACATCTGGTACAAGTGGTGTAAGCGGAACCTCTGGAACCAACGGTACTTCTGGTACAAGTGGTGCTAATGGTTCTAATGGAACAAGTGGTACATCGGGGTCAACAGGTACATCAGGTACTTCTGGAGGTGGAACTATTGATGGTTCTGGTGTTTCAAACCGACTAACTTACTGGACAGATGTTGATACAATTTCATACCTAGATACCGCAACGTATCCTTCACTTGCAGAAGTAGCTTACGTTAAAGGTGTTACATCTGGAATCCAAACACAAATAGACGGAAAGATAGACGGAACAATGGTATCTAATCGTATCCCCTATGGTTCTGATTCAAATACATTACAAACAAGTGCTAACCTTACTTTTGATGGAACAGATATTACATTGGGTGGTTCTGGAAAAGTTAGAACACCAACTTTTGATATAAGAGATTATGGAACTGCATCTGAAATATATAATGATACATCAAGAACTGGTAATACTACTGGAATATATATAACAACGAACAATGGTGCTGGTAGTCATGGTGGTGTGATTAGACTATTTTCTGGTTCTCAGGGCTTAACCATTAACCCAAATGCAGGAGTATCAACAGACTTTAATGTTATTTATGGTGGAAATACTGGTTATTTAAAACTTGGTTCAACATGGAGTATATATCCATCTGCAGGTGTTCCTCTAATGCTTGGTTCTGGGAATACTGCTGGTTATTTACAAATAAATACATCTGGTTTGATACAATTTCATGGGACAACGTCTTCATTTCCTGCAATTAAAAGAAGCTCGACAATTCTACAAGCTAGACTTGCTGATGACAGTGCTTATACAGACCTAGAAGTAGCAGATGAAGCGTATGACGCAACAAACTGGAATGGTTCATTAGAAGTTCCAACCAAAAATGCTATACGAGATAAAATAGAGTCAATGTCTGCTGGTGGTTTTACTTGGAATGAGGTTACTGGAACAAGTCAGGCTGCTTCTGTAAACAATGGATATATATGCAACAATGCTTCACTCGTCACAGTAACACTACCAGATACAGCTGCTGTTGGTTCTGTTGTGCGTGTTGCTGGTAAGGGTGCAGGTGGTTGGAGAATTGCACAAAACGCATCTGAAATAATTCATTTTGGAAATGTAGACACAACTACTGGTGTTGGCGGAAGACTTGATTCGACAGATACAAATGATGCAGTTGAATTACTTTGTATCGTGGCTGATACAGAGTGGATGGTATTAAGTAGTCAAGGTAATATAACAATAACATAATATGGCAACAAATAACTCAATCAATTCAAGAGAACTCATCAAGACAAATAATTTGTCTGATTTAACAAATACAACAACAGCAAGAACAAATCTTGGTTCTGGTGCTGTTGGTGGAAACACATCATTTGCAACAACATTCATCGCATACGGTGGCGGTGGTGACTTTTATCAATTTGGAAATGGCGGTGCTCCGGGTGGTGATGGAATGGTAATAATTAAGTACTGTCAGGATGATTATTTCTCCCCAACTGGTGCACATTACTATAGGAGTGGCCCAACATTTTATTAATTTGGAGAATAATATATAATTTCATATATTTGCGTAATGAGAATATTATATCTATTACCACATTGTTCGACAGGAGGAATGCCCCAATATGTCGTAAGACAGGTTCAGGATTTTCTTGAGGGAAACGAGATATTTGTACTGGAAGTAGACTTTTATGGAGAGCAGTATGTAGTCCAGAGAAACAGACTACAAGCTATGTGTACGTTTGATTCTCTATATGGAAATCAAGCACTTCTACAGAGCAAAATAGAGCAAATAAGTCCAGAAGTCATTCATTGTCAGGAACTTCCAGAGAAATTCCTAGACCAGCCAAACTTAGAGTATCTATACAAACAGGATAGAACTTGGTTTGTAGTAGTTACATCTCATAGCTCTTTAACATACGGGCAGTCATTTGATAGATACCCAGATAAGCTAGTTGCAGTAAATAACTGGCAAAAGAATCTATTCTTAACCCAGTTGCCTACTGTTCCCTGTGATATATGGGAATTTCCTATTGAAAGTAAGGAAGTTACACCAGAACAGAAGATACAGAAGAAGCTAGAACTGGGAATGGATATTAATAGAAAACATATCCTAAATGTGGGATTATTTACTCCGGGCAAGAATCAAGGAGAATTATTTGAGATTGCTAGAGTAAATCCTCAAAATACCTATCATTTTGTTGGGAATCAGGCACCTAACTTTGAGAATTACTGGGGACCTCTTATGCAGAATAAGCCAGCTAACTGTGTAGTTTGGGGAGAAAAGGACGATGTAGATTTATTTTATCAGGCTTGTGATGAGTTTTATTTCCCAAGCACATTCGAACTAAACCCAATCTGTATAAAAGAAGCATTATCTTATGGATTACCATGCAAGATAAGAAAGTTTCTAACATATGGAAGCGATTATGACAATAATCCATTAGTTACTTATATATAAAACCAACATATGATTTATAAAAATCTCAAGAAGAGAGACACAGTTGAGGGAAACTATCAACTGATGGTTGATGTTGCCAAGAGAGAAATAGAAGAAGAAGGTATTTACGAAAAGTTCTTTGAAATAGAAGATGGAGATGTAGTCGTAGATGTGGGTGCTCATGTTGGAATATTATCAAAGCTGGCCATAAAGAAAGCATCTAAGGTGTATGCTTTAGAACCAGACCCCATGTTCATCGAGGATTTAAAAAAGCTTAATGATGAAAAACTAGTAGTAATCGGCTCTGCTATATCTGGAAAAGATGGTACATCAGTTATTACATCTGATGGACACGCAAATGAGATTGGTAATGGAGATATAGAAATCTCAACAATGACATTTAAGTCATTTATAGAGAAAAACAATATCCAAAGGATAGATTTCTTAAAAGTAGATTGCGAGGGAGGAGAGTACGATATCTTCACAAGAGAGAACATGCCTTGGATAAAGGAAAATGTAAGAAAGATAACTGGAGAATTACATATTCATAGCAGAAAGCATAAAGCATATATAATGTATATGATGCAGATGCTTGAAGATTACAATATGGATGTAATACTTACCTCTGTAGATGGGAGAATGATGACTAGAGAAGAGCTAGAATCAAAGCTAGACTACTATAGAGAAATCATATTCTTTATATTACCATCCTCAAAATTTGATATAGAGCCTTCATTTACAATAAGTTATGTCAACGGATGTAGAGTTGATATGACGGCTGGACTTGGTAAGTATGATATCCAGTTCATAAATGAAGACACAGATGAGATAGTTTACTCATCATCCATCGCAACAGGTGAATGGGCAAGAGCCAATCCTGAGTATTTCGTAAAATGGAAGATTCGTATACAGAAGGGAGAGTATCGTGCAGAATACAAAACTGACTTTGAGGGAAAGAGGATTCATGTTAGGATAGAGTCGAATAGTTTAGGTGACACGGTGGCTTGGTTCCCATATATAGAGGAATTCAGAAAGAGACATAAGTGTCATATGATTTGTACAACAAGGCACAATAGTCTCTTTAGGAAACATTATCCTGACATTCAGTTTTCAGAAATAGGACAACCTCTATATGACCTTGAGGCTCAATATAATATAAGCTGGTACTATAAGGATGATAGAATTGATTTCAATAAGCATCCGCTTGACCCACGTACCCAACCTATGCAGAAGACTGCAAGTGATATACTTGGGCTTCCTTATATAGAGATAAAGCCAATGCTGGATTTACCAGATGTGCAGAAAACAAATACTATAGGAATTGGGATGCATTCCACTACTCAAGCAAAGTACTGGAATAATCCAACAGGATGGCAAGATGTAGTAGATTATATAAATAACATAGGATATACACCTCTTCTATTAAGTAAAGAAGCTGACGGGCATAATGGAAACAGTAATCCACAAAATGCTGTACAGCTTCCAGAAGGAAATCTGGAGACACTAATAAAAGAAATCTGTGCATGTAAGGCATATGTAGGAGTAGGTACCGGATTAAGTTGGGTAGCTTGGGCATGCAATATTCCTGTTATTTTAGTCTCAGGATTCTCCGAGAGCTATACGGAAATGCAATCCTGTATAAGAATAGATGCACCAGTAGGAAAGTGCCGAGGTTGCTTTAACAGACATAAGTTAGAATCACAGGATTGGTGGTGGTGTCCAGACCACAAAGGAACACCTAGACAGTTTGAGTGTTCAAGATTCATATCCTCATCAAGAGTGATAGATAGTTTAAAACAAATCATTAATTAAAATTGAAAATATATGAAAAATTTAGTAAATTGGATTAAGGAAAACAAATTCATGTTTGGAGTATTATCAGCCATTGTAATAATGGTAGGTATTGCCATTTATACATTTCTCTTCACAAAGGAAGATGATGAAGGTGCTATTACAGGACTCCAAGCTCTGCAGCAGCAAACTGGAGATTTTTGGGTATGGGCAATTGGATTGACAGCCTTATCTGCTGTTGGCATGTATTTTATAGTTAAGTATATAAAGAGTGTTGGTGGATATGGAGTTTCACTAAACATATTTTTACCAATCATAATATTTATAGCAATAGCTTGGGGCAAAGCTTGTACAGATAAAGTAAATGATGGTGTGACTGCAGGTAAGGGTCGTCCTGTTCCTGCCAAGATTGATTCAACAAGAATGTCAGCAGAAGATATTATTAAATTACAAAACCCTAAATAATGTTAGGAGTAATACTCGGCATATTGACTTTTGTGACTGTTATGTATTTTGATGTAAAATCAGACTATAAAAGAATTCCTACAGGCAGAGTATCTCACGGAAGAGGGCAGGTACTTAGAATACTTGCCCTTCTTCCGTCTTTTGCATGTTTTATGCTACCAGTTGATGATGAATCTATACCAACAGTAATGATAAAAATATTAATTACTGCTGCTATGATGGCAGCTTGGTGGTGGGAATTCTTTGATGGATGGCTAAACAAGATGAGAGGATACTCTTGGAGATATAATGGAAGTGATGATGCAGATGATGCCAAATCTGATAACTTCCTGCAACAATTTTCTCCAAAAGAACAAATGGTCATAAAGTGGACATTAATTATATTATTTACATCATTATATACAATTTTTATTAGATGAGAGAGAAACCATTTAAAAAACATAAGGTCCAAATCCTTATGGCTGTAATAATATTCAGGATGATGCAGAAATATTAAAACAAAAATTAGGACTAAAATAATAATAAAATGACATTCAAGCAACAAATAGAAGAATATCTAAGTGATATTCCCTCGAAGTGGAAAAATCAGCTGGTTCAGTTACTCTGTGAGATAAAAGAGGAGAAAGTAGAACCTGACTGTAATATTGTTAAGGATTGTGAGACGCTTACCACTCTATCGAACTTCACCATATCGGGTGAGACAGTATGTATTACATATACTGGAGAAGATAGTGTGCCAGTAAATCGTTGTTTCTCATTATCTGAGATAATAAAACAGTCCCTTGATTTGGACCCCAACTGTTTAACAGATGAAACAACTTGGAGTAACCTGACTTTATCTCAGCAGATTCAATTGCTTATAGATAGTCACTGTGACTGCTGTTCGACTTCTACAACAACTACAACAATAGCACATCCTTCATGAAAATTTGTAATTGCCATAAAGACTTGCATGCCTATCTATGCGATATACCATTCGAATGGAGAGTTGGTATAGTTAAGGCATTATGTCTCATATTTGAACAACAACCCGATTTATGTAAATGGGTTAAAGATTGTGAGACACTTACCTTCATGTCAGGTTTCCGTTTTCAGGGAAACAATCTCATTATAGAGTATAGAGATGAAGATGGATTTTTAACTACCTCAACTGTCGATGTAACCGTTGCATTAAACGATGTGCTGGATGACGTTGACCCCAAGTGCCTGATGAGTCAGGAAGCGTGGCAAGCTTTAACCTTCGAAGAGAAGCTACAGGCAATTATAAATGCAAAATGTGACTGTTGTGGAACAACTACAACGACCTCTACAACAACTACTACAACTGTTCCTGAATTTACATATTACTATGCGGATGAGTATTCTTGCTTAGATGGTGATTGTCAATTAGTTGCAAAGAACGTAGTTATTCAGGTACCTTCTGGATTTATATATAGCCCACTTTATTATTATCAAGGGGTAACAGTTCCTACTTCTTACTATAAGATAGTTGGCTTAACAACTTATAGTTTACCATTTGTTACAATAAATACGGGAGTTTACTCTGCAGATTGTGGTTCTTTTTGTCCAGATACGACAACAACCACTACGACATCTACCACGTCTACTTCTACATCCACATCTACGACTACAACTTCATCTACCACTACAACTACTACTGCTGCTCCATGTGAATGCCATGGTTACTTTATAGAGACATCTGTTCCTATCTCATTCAACTTTAAGACATGTGGTTCAGATGTAATAACTTATGTTACATTAGGTGCAGGTTCTACATACTATTTGTGTAGCTGTCCTGAGCATTTTAATATAACTGTGATTCCGGGAGTTACTGTTACTGATAATGGAGTAGGTGGATATCCTTGTGCTGGTACAACCACTACAACTACATCCTCAACAACTACAACCACAACTGAGGAGCCTACAACAACTACCACAACTACAACTACTTCAACATCTACGACAACCTCTACCTCAACTACAACAACACAAGCTCCGCTTGATTGTACATCTTATCAAGTTCAGGGCAATGGTGGTTCATGTATAGAGTGGGAAGATTGTGAAAGTGGAGCACCATTCTCTATTTTTGTAGTAAGTGTTACACTAATTTGTGCAAGAACTGGAACACTTAATGTTACATGTGGTGACCCTGTAATAACAAATATGGGGCCTTGTGGACCAGATGCTACTACCTCAACAACAACAACAACAACTGAGGCAACAACATCGACTACGACTACAACTACACAAGAACCTGCAACAACTTCTACGACTACAACTACAACATCTGGTATAAATGAGAATATAGTGGTATCTAATACATCTCTTGATGTTACTGTCACTACATTTGAATTGGATGGAGTTACTGTTCCGGGAAGCTATGCTGGTCCCGGTGACCCAGATAGTAACCATACTTTAGCAAATGATGGATTAGTTGATGTATATGTGGTTTGGTCAAATGCAATAGGTGGTCAGAATATTACACTTGTTGATACATATGGAACACCTCTGACATGTGAACCAGTTGGAGCAGGTGACCCTTCACCTAATGCAACTTGGACAAATGTAGATATGACTGGTCCATCTCCTTTAACCCTTACTGTAAACGATGGTAACTGCTTATAATGAAAAAACTACTACTAATATTGCTACTATTTGTAGCCTGTAAATCTGATACCTATACTCATCAGATAAATAGACAATATCATTTACCAACAATAGTTGTAACTATAGATGGTGTTCCTATTGAAATGATATTAGATACAGGAGGAGCTATAACTATCTTAGATGATGATGTGGTTAATAAATTGAATATCAAGAAGTTATCTTGGGGAAAGGAGATAACAGGTTATGGTGGAGCAAAGAAGATTATGTTAGTTGACCAATCTACAATAAAACTTGGCAAGCATAAGATGGATGGAGATATATATGTTACTGATATTGAGTATATTGTAAAAGATTTACCAATAGGAGGTATTTTAGGTATTGACCATATGGCATCGGTAGGAATGAAGATTGATTTAACTTCAAATATTATTACTATACAATGAAAGTATGTCTCATCACAGCAACAAAGAATAGACACAAGCAGCTAGAAAGACTTGTTAGGTTTGTATTAGAGCAGACTTATGAGAACTATGTGCATCTAATATATAATAATGCTCCTCAGCAACAGAGACTTAATACTAATCTTCCTGCAAATAAGTTTATTTTAATAAACAATCATACACATTTAAAGGAAAGAAGAGCATATAGGACGTTGGGTGAGATTTATAATGATGCCATTAGGTTTATTCCAGATGATGTAGATATCGTAAACTTTATGGATGATGACGATATATTTCTCCCAAATCATGTAGAAGAAGGAGTAAAAGGGTATATAAAGGGAGGAAAAAAGGCATATAAGCCACAAAGGTCCTACTATAAGCAAACTGGAAATAGACTTACTTTAGTTGAGAACACACTTGAACCATCTATCTTTGTAGATGCAAAGCATATAAAGGAGCATGGATTCGGAGATGAGAGTGTAGCCCAGCATCATAAATGGTTAAATCCTCTTATATATGATAAGCAGATATTCGTAGACCCAGATGGAGTACCTACTTATATATGTGACTGGAGTCAGGAAATCCCAACATTTAAGACATCTGGTAATCCCCATAATCCTGAAAATTTTAATAATTATGCAAGTTATTCTAAGGATATTGGAGATGGAATAATAACTCCAGTCTCAAAATCTTGGGCAGAACATTATTATAAAGTATAATGGCAATAGTATATATACATAAAAAGAAAAATTCTAATGAAGTATTCTATGTTGGAATAGGAGAATTTGAAAAAAGAGCATATAGTAAAGATAGTAGAAATAGATGGTGGAAATTTATAGTAAATAAATATGATTATGATGTAGAAATAACTCATAAAGACTTAATATGGGAAGAAGCTTGTGTTATAGAGAAATATCTAATATCTTTTTATGGGAGAAGAAATTTAAAAAAAGGTACATTAGTAAATTTAACAGATGGTGGAGATGGTAGTACTGGTTATATTCCTTCAATAGAAAGTAGAATAAAAACTTCTAATTCTTTAAAAGGGTTTAAAAGAACAAAAGAGGAAATACTTAAAACAAAACAAACAAAAATATTAAAAGGTTCATATAAAAGTATTTCAAAGAAAACAAAAGCAATAAATATATTAACAGGTGAAGAATTAATTTTTGATACATTATCTGAGGCTTCTAAATTTTTAAAAATACCTCGTTCAACTATTCATCTTACCTTAACAAATAAAATCAACAAGAATGGAGAAAAATTCTTTGCAGGAGGATATGACTGGAAATATATCTAATATAAAATTTATACAAGCATGTCCTCATGACTTATATTTTATATGGCAAGTGGAGGTAAATATAGTAAACTTTAGAAAGCATAAGATATCCCATCTCATGCATGTACTAGTCTGGTATCCAGATAATGAAATGCTCCAAAAGCAGGGACACTCTCCTGTGAAAATAAAGATTGATGAGTGGGTAGCTTTAGCTAGAAAATATCCAGAGGTAAGTTTTTCCTTCTATAAGGATACGGGAGTAGATTTGGGATTATATATTCCACAGCTTAGACCTCAGATACTAGCTAAGCACTTTGATATGTATCCTCATCTTAAAAATGAGGTCATATTTTACCACGATAGTGACATCATATTTAACTATCTTCCTGATTTTCAATCACTTGCAGAAGGTGCAATAAACTGGCAATCAGATACCTCTCACTATCTTGATTACGATTACCTAAGAAGAAAAGAGCAACAGGGAAATATCCCAGAACATGAGGCAATAGAGACCTTGGCTAAGATAGGAAACGTAACAGTAGATATAATAAAATCCTATACAGGAAGGACAGGTGGAGCACAATATATACTAAAAGGGATAGATGGAGATTTCTGGAGAGATGTAGAAAGACAATGTGTTGAGATTAGGAAAGCCTTCTCGTTTAGTGTTCCCAACTCCATAAATAAAAAATACTTTAAGTCTGAAGCTGAAGGATTCCAAAGCTGGTGTGCAGATATGTGGGCCGTTAATATGGCTCTATGGTCACGCAATAAGATTACAGATGTAACACCAGAGCTTGATTTTAGCTGGGCTACAGATTCTGCAGAAACGTACCACAAGAAACCCATCTTTCATAATGCTGGGGCCACAAAAGGACATCCGGGATTATTTTATAAAGGAGACTGGATAGATAAATCTCCACTGGGAAAAAATCATGCTGTAAAGAAGGATAGTGCATCTTGGTTCTATGTCGAGGCAATGAAAGAGGTAAAATAACTTAATAGGTTATTTTTGACAAATCGTTGAAATAGCTTATATTATAGTATCATTAACCTCTAAATTACAATCGAATGGAACTAATCGTTAGTGGGGCAGTCAGCATTGCCACCATGGTAGTAGGCTATTTTCTTGGGAAGAAAAAACAGGACGCAGAAACAAGAGTTACTGCTGCACAGGCTCAATTTAGTGAGCTAGACGCAACAGAAAAAGCTGTTGCTATCTGGAGAAATCTGGCAGAAGACCTTAAAAGAGAGGTTGATGAACTGAGGATTTTAGTAAATGAATTAAGGTCTGAAAATGATAGACTTAGACAAGAAATTGAGCACTTACAGGAAAAGCTGGCAAAGCTGATAGAATAAACTTTTATATATGAAAGTACTTAATGTAATAAAAGGATGGATATCGTCCTTAATCGGAATATTAGTATTATTGGCAACATTATTACTGGTATTTGCTTCTGCTATCCCATTCATCTGGGAAGGCATAGCTGGTTTCGTAATGGGAACCATACTACTTTATACTCCTCGAAGTATTGAGAAGTTTGTAGAGAAGTGGCTAGGAATAAATAAGCCAGAAATCACAAAAACAGAAGAAAAACAAGAAGGAGGAGACGTATGATTTTTATATCAGCAGGAGGATATATTTGGAAATTTAAAAGTTAAATATATGTTATTTATATCAGCAGGACATCATAGTAAACATCCGGTAAATCCTGACCCCGGGGCAATCTCCCAAAATGGGGTTAAAGAGGGTGATTTGACTATTGAATTTAGAGATTTAGTAAGCCACGAGCTTACAATATTAGGAGCTCCTCATAAGAAGGATATTGATACTGAAACCCTGCAACAGTACGTAAACCGTATTCAAACAGGTAACGGTTCTGTAGTATTAGAATTTCACTTCGATGCTGGTCCATCAACGGCTACAGGTTCTACTTCTCTTATAGAGATAGATGCTGACCGTTTAGACAAAGCTTTTGCCAAAGAACTGGTTGATACCACATCATCCATCTTGGGTATTAAAAATAGAGGTGTAAAAACAGAAGCTGACACACGTCACAAACGTCTTGCTCTAATGAAGGAAGATGGATTAGTATGTCTTCTTGAATTGGCATTCATCTCTAATGAGGATGATTTAGCCAAGTATAATAGTAGAAAGAAGGAATTAGCCCGTGCCATAGCTCAAATACTTATTAAATACGAAAGTATAATTCCGTAAAATGGCAGCAAAAATAGATGTATATAACTCAACAAGAGCAGATATAGAGAGATATATCAACAAATTAAAAAGAAAAATATGTTGTAGTTGTAGAACTATTCCTGTCACTTTGGTTAATTCCGAAAATCTTGGTGAATTTGTACCACCGTGTTATATCATTATAAGATTGCAACTAAATAGTATGACAATTGTTCCATTATCAACACTAGGTAATGGCTCAACCACTTGGGAAGACTACTTAGTAGATATAAATGCACACTTCTTAAATACTGGATTTACTTTTAGCATTGTTAATGATAATTTAGTTGCAACTAATCCAGCAGTTAATATTACTGATACATGGGTATTGTTTGTAGAAATAATATGTGAATAATTATAATATAAATAATTTAAACGCTTCTTGCATTGGCGATACAAATGCATGCTATAATTATGAAAGACAAAGGTCTAGACAAAGGTCTAATCAGAGAGTTTAATACCTCTGATAGAAACAAAAGAGGTTGGACAAAAGGTTTTTTTGGTTTCAGAAAGATGTTCTGGGAATATCTTAACAAACTTCACGTACCGTTTTACGACGATTGCTGTGAAGAGGCTGCTGATATTACCTATCCAGTAAGATGGAACGAGTCTCTAAAGAGAATGGAGAAGTACAACGGTACTGCTTGGGTAGATATCACAGAGATTGTAGAAACAACTACAACTACTACCTCAACAACTACCACTACAACGGTACTGTTTGGGTAGATATCACAGAGATTGTAGAAACAACTACTACCACATCAACCTCATCAACAACTACCACTACAACAACTCCTTAATCGGAAGTTGTGGGGAAAAAAAGAAGGGGAGCTATTGGCTCCCCTTTTTGTTTTTGTCCCTAAACCAGAGGGTTTTTAGGCTCCCGTCAAATGGATTGAAGCAGAGAAAAATGTATCTGGTACTGCTATATTTAAGTCTCACCACAACACTTCTCAACTCCTTTCCATTATCTGTTTTGGCAGAGTGCACATTATCTTTTGTGACTCTTACCATTGTTGGAATACATTCTAATCCCAAACCTCTTTGCTCAAGCCTCTCAACAAAATGTTTAGTCGGTTTGAGGTATATCAGGTCCTTTGGATATATGTATTCCCCCTTCAATAGTTGTGTTCTCGTCAAATCCATCTATCATCACTTTAAAATTATCAAATTCTGGTTTGCTTCTAATGTACATTACTCCATAAGCCAATTCCTCAAGAGTTGGATTGCTGAAGTGTACTTCCTTCTTCTGTAATAAGATAGTCATTCAATGTTTCTTTTTCTTTTTCATAAATATTCCCCAACTCACCAATTTCCTTAATGTGCTCATAAGGAATACCATATTTATCTGATACATACTCCAGTGCAGTAACTCCTCCAAGTAATCCATACTTTACATTAGGCTCAATTACAACTGATACTTCAATTGGAATCTTTGCACCTTTATCAAAATATGTATGATACTCTACAATCTTTTCCTTGGCATCTCTTGAGAACTTAGAATATTTACCCTTTAAGAACATCTCTATATCCAGAGCCCACTCTGATAAATCTAGTATAAATATGCTCTCTTTATCAAAGTCATAAGACTCTATGCAATAGAGATTTTTATCAAGAATAGGAAATACTATCCTATTGCAATATACAAGAAATTCCTCATACTTGTCATAAGAAAATACAACTATAAGTTGATAATCTTCGATAGAGTAGTCTCTCCAAAACAGGTATGTTTTTATTGGAAACTTATGAGATTTAGAAAGTCCTGTCAGAGGAAGCAGAAAGTTCTCGGATTTACTCCAATACTGTCCCTCTGGCACTTTCTTTATTACCTCTATTATTTTTTCCATACTTTTGCTTTAATTTTTCTCTTCTATCATTTATCTCAGGATAGAAGGTTGGGTCATTCTCGACCTTTGTGTGCTCATCTCCTGTGAGAAGAATAATATTCTCCTCATCGAATGCTGCATCAGGATATTTGCTTTTGGGAAGAATATGATGGAAGAAGATAGTAAGAGGTTCCTTACCTAACCATCTACCAGATATCTCCGAATAGTGTCTTCTCTTGTGCCATATATCCATAAAGACAGAGAGCATAATCTGATTAAGTCGTTTTTTCTCCTCGTTCTTCTTTTTTTGCTTTTCTGATATCTTCTTCACTTATTTTCTTTCTTTTAATTATTCCCGCAACATTCAAAGATAATAACTTATTCCATTCTTCCATCTCCTTTGAGGATTTTTCTCTTTTCTCTAACTCAAAGAGACGTTCATTTATTTGTACCCAATTCATAATAAAAGAAAACTCCCCCTGACCTCTCAGCCAGAGGGAGTGTTTATTTATCTGTTATAGATGACTCCATGTTATCCTATTAACTATTTCATAAATTCGAGGTTGTGTTGTCTTAAACAACTTGGCTATCTCTACTTGTTTCTTTCCGTTAGCATACATATCTCTGATATTGTTAATATCAACTTCTGTAAACCGAGCCTTACCATGAGCCTCACCTTTATTATTTTTTAAGTTATTAGCATATGCATGTTTTATGTTCTCAGAATTTGTAATAATCTCAAGGTTTTCAGCAATATTATTCTGCTTGTTTCCATCCTTATGATTTACAGTCATAGTATCAAAGCAATGGTGCCCGATAAAGTACTGAGCTACAAGTCTATGTATTGCTCTGAACTTTCGGACACCATTACTATCCACTAATCTTATTCTGAAATAACCATCTTTGTCAAGAACAGGTGTTAAAACTTTTCCATGTCGGTTAGTTACATTACCTTTATCACTTACATAGTAATCATACTTGTAACCTTGTATCCATATCCAATTTTCCATAAGACAAAGGTCGGAAATTAACCGATATTTCCAAATTTATTTAGCGATTATCTCCATTACCTTTCTGAACTCCTCGTTCCTTTCTGCTGCTTAGCTTTTTGACATTTTCGTTTACTAAATCCTGTAGGGTATATCCTAAGTCATCTGCCATACTGGCCAGATACCAAAGTACATCACCTGCTTCCTTCAGTAATTCGAGCTTGTCAAGCTCTCTGTCTCCTCTAAGCCACTTTTTCACCTTCTCAGCTACCTCTCCACCTTCACCTGCAATACCTAAGGCTGGATAGATGATAGCATATTTCTCAGGATACACCTTCATGCCTTTCACAAATTCCTGATATTGATTGAAAAATTCTATTTTTTCTTCCATATAAATCCTCCTATTGTTTTATTTCTTCCTGAACAAGCATTAGATATAGAATATAAACCTAATGTTTGTTCGGCTTCTTTCATACTTGGCCATTCTTTTATGAAGTTTCCAACTTTGTCATATTGTAATACTCGTTTTTTCTTCACCTCAGCCATCTTGATTCTCTGAGCTTTTGGAATTGTACTTCCTTTTCTTGCCTTTGAAATTCTATCTCTGTGTTCATCTGAGAACTTTCTACCAGTATTAATATTCTTACCAGCTATATTTGTCATATTATAAACAGGTTTCAAAGTATCTATGAACCATTGTTCTAGTTTTATCAGATATTCTTTTGGGCATTTTGTAATAACCTCGAACAAAAAATTGCTCTCGCCATACTTATTCCATGCATTTTGTAGGTATAAAGAATGATGATTACCTTTTCTCAGGTGATGTAAGTGTTTTATCTTCCTTTTTTGAAAATTAATAGCTGACCCAATATAACACTGCTGTGTAACTATATTCGTTATTTTATATATTACTTCCATAAGTCCAATATACGAAATAATCATTAAACTGCCAAATTTTTCTCATTAAACTGTTGCATCTTCAACCTCCTTCTGTGTAGCCTTAAATTCTACTGGTTTAAATGAATTAATAATCTTTTCCTTAATCTCCTCAGCCATCTCCTCATTATCTTTTAGGAGAGTCCTAGCAGCTTCCCTACCTTGTGCAATATTAGTATCATTGTAAGAGAACCAAGCTCCAGATTTGGAGATGACATCTGCTTCAATTGCCATATCCAGTAGTTCACCCGCTGTATCAATTCCTTCTCCATATAAGATATCAAATTGTGCTTGTCTAAAGGGAGGTGCAACCTTATTCTTGATAACCTTTACAGTAACCTGATTACCAATCTTTGTCTCACCATCCATTACACTATTTTCCTTAGTAATACTTCTTCGTACATCCAATCTTACAGATGCATAATACTTTAGGGCATTTCCTCCAGTAGTTGTTTCAGGACTACCAAACATAACCCCAATCTTATCACGCATCTGATTTGTAAAGATAAGAAGAGTATTGGTTTTTGCTACAACCCCAGTTAACTTTCTCATTGCCTGAGACATGAGACGAGCTTGTTTACCCATATTACTATCTCCCATATCTCCCTCCAACTCAGCTTTGGGAACAAGTGCGGCAACACTATCCACAACTACTACAGAGAACTCTCCAGATGCAATTACCTTTTCTGCAATATCCAAGGCTTGTTCACCGTGGTCAGGTTGAGCAATCTCTAACCTATCCAAATCTACACCTAATTTCTCTGCATATCCCAAGTCAATTGCATGCTCTGCATCTATAATAGCACAGTGAATATTTTCATCTGCTCTATGAGCTTCTGCAATTACCTCAAGGCACAGTGTAGTTTTACCACTACTCTCTGGTCCATAAATCTCTACGATTCTTCCCTTAGGTAGTCCACCAATCCCAAGTGCCAAATTCAATCCAAGAGAACCTGTAGATACAAAGTCATGTGCTACAGGTTTATCCTTTGCTCCTATAAGAGCACCCTTTCCGTAATCTTTCTCAAGTTTTTGCTTTATCAGCTCAATCTTTGAGAGTTTTCCATCATTTTTTGGTTCTTTTGCTTTTGCCATATTACTCTTGTGTTTTATTTTCTTCCTTCTTTTTGGAGTGACTTCCATCACACCATACACCATTTTGTGACCTTCCACATCTGCAGATAGCTACCTTTTTGGCAAACTCATTTGCAGGAGGTACTGGACTCAAAATTTCTAAATTTCCTTCTGCCTCAATAATAGCAGGTCCATTTTCAAGAATTGTTACTTTCAAAGTTACTAAATTTTAGAATCATTATCAAATTATATTCTTACAATCTCACAACTTCCTTGTCCAGAGCAAGCCATGCTAGAATATTCACTAACTTCCTTATAAGTTGGCATACTCAGAATCTCTTGGAAATCAACGTCTTTCATCTGTCTATTAATAGTTTTCCACTTATGAAAGAGATGAATATCCTTGAGACAGTATACAAGTTTTCTTAAGTCACCCTTAAAGTAATTCTTAGCAAACTTCTTAGCCCTCTTAATCCAGTCACCCTTCAGCCAGACCTCTTGTCTTGTGCCCGTAATTTTAATCTTCTTATCAGTATCTAATACTAAGTCACAGGCTTCCCACAGGTTTTGGTCAAATACGTGCAATCCATCTACAATCAATCCTGAGGCCAATAGTGCACCATCTCCATACTCCTTAACAATCTCATCCATAGTCAGAACAGATGTAAAGGGAGCTTGGTTAAAGTCCTTATCACCATAATCTGAGAGGAAGGAAACTGCCTTAAAGGAATCCTGATTATCATAAATGTACTTAGTTATTTCATCCTGATTATCAATGATTACTGTACATGATACAGAATGTCTTAGCCAAGGTTTGAGACATGCCTCTACATTTGTACCAGCATTGACCCAGTTTTCCTGTACCAGCTTAATTAACTCTAGATGTTTAACTCCCTTCATATCTTTCTTGAAGAGACCAGTCTTAGGATTAACTATGGGCACAAATACAACGTAGTCACTGTTTGTAGCTGACCATACACTTTCCTCAAGTAGGAATGGCATATTTTCCTCAAGATATTTAGCCGTATCACTCTCCTTATTTAGCTGCATTATTCTGAAATACTGCTCACTGTGCTCAGGATGGATACCACTAGCTGTACCTAGTACCACAGATGCATTACCAGAAGGTTTAACAGTTGTTGTACGGGCTGCAGGATTTATACCTATAGCTGCAGCTACTTCCTTATTTGTTCCTACAACAATGTGTGCACCAGTTCTAAGTATCTCAGCATCAAAGAGATATGGCTGATTCATCCATCCTGTAATAGACACACCAAGCAGAGCCTCTCTTCTAACAATCTCTTCGGTATCTCTTCCTAGATATGGGAAATCTGTATATCCTGCCTGTAAGGTACCCAAAATAGCACCAACTCTACATGCTCTATAGAACTCCTGTTCTGTTGTGCACTTAGAGGCATTTATCTCGGTTAGATTACACATTTGGAAGCCACTTCTGCCGTCCTCCAATACTGGACGGAAAGTTATCTCTCTACAAGGATTACTTACCTCATATTCATCAAATACAAATATGAAGGATATATCGTTATCTCCCTGATTTAAGTCAATGATTTCCTTTAACTTATCATATGAAAACTCTCTTCTGATTAAACCTACAGCGTTATTACTTCTGGCACGCTGAGGATTCTCAACTCTCCAGTTTCCAATCTTTGCGTAAATCATCTCCTCATCATCCTCATCTATAAGTACACTGCATGCACTTCTTCTAACACCACCACTCAATACAGCATTAGCTGCATGCATGATAATATCATATACTAAGATGGGCCTGATTACGCTACCCTCATTAGTAATCCATTTCTCAAGAAGGCTCTCAATTCTCTCAAGACTCTGCTTCAGTCCTTCATGTCCGGGAGCCTTAAACCCACCAGAAATATAGGAACCTTTAGGACGGATAAGAGAATAATCAAACTTAATCTCATATCCTGCATATTCTGGAAATGGTTGATTATCACCAAGATAGCTACTCATTAATACTCCAAGTGCATCAGACCATCCCTCTATACTATCATCTATTACGAACGTCTTAGTACCAAGAGTTCTTCTGTAGATGGGAGACAGTTTATCTATAAACATTCTCCTAATAGAAAAATCCAATCCACATCCACTCAGGAGTACATGAAAACACTTCTGGAAGTAATCGTTCTTATCAAATAATACACCCACACAATTACCAGTAACTATACCTCCAGATAGAGTAAAAGATTTATCTTCATCCACCATAAAACAGTAAACATCATCTATCACATCTTCTTGAATATCGACTACTTCTATGTTCGGATTTTTTCCATTAAAAGTATTCGTTATAGAAAACTTAATAGTATAAGGTCTTACTCCAAAATTTGTTTCTTGACCAGTTAAGTCATCTTCTTTTAAGATAAAAAATCCACATAAAGGTAGTGCCCTTCTGAGAAACTCAATCCCTTCTATATCTGAGCATTGTATATAATCATAAGCTTTTTTACTTTTGCTTTTATTCTTTGTAGCGTCTGCATCAAGATATCCGCATATAAATGCCTGAAGTAAATCGTTGTTTTCATTCAAAGAAGGTAATGTCTTTAGGTATTTTCCTGTATAAAATATTAAATCTCCATCAATAGATAATGAAGACGATGAGGAAAATCCCATTTCTTCAAATCTACTAGCAAATTTTACTTGTTCTCCACACAATCTTACCATACTATGTGTATATTTTCCATCATTTTTTACTTTTGTTCCATCTCCATATACATAACCATAACACCAATATAACTTTTGAAAAGGAGAGGCCGTATCAAAGTCAAAATTAAATATATCATTAACTTTCAATAGTTTATCTCCAACTTTTAAGGAGGTGGTTTCTGTATTATCAGACAATAGCCATCTATGGTTAGGAGTTACTCTTATTTCTTGTCTATTATTACCATAAGCTATAGTTACTCTCTGCAATTTTTGTTTTCCGTAGTAACCTAGATTAGCATTCATCCACCTTCCTTTATGTGTCCAAACTTTAATCTCATTACCAGCTGGTTCTTTTGATAATTCATCAAATGTTTTAACTCCACATTGTGTAATAACTCTAGTATCACCAGAAAAACAGTTATACATTCTCTCATTATTTCTCATAATTTGAGGATATCTATACTGTAGGTTTCTCTGGCTGGCTAATACCAGCATTTCTTTGATACCTTTCTCAGCTTCATTAAGGTATTTCTCGATATCCAGACCTAGATACTTTCTCCTATGACCATCTATAATAGACTCACAAGCCTCGTTCCAGTTCTCGTATCTCTCTAATTCTTCATTCCATTTAAAATAGTCGGAATATAACTTTAAATCACTCAAAAACTTCTTTCCTTTCTGCATATGTTTACGTATTTAGATTAAAAAAGCAGGGGCTATTGCTAACCCCTGCTCGGAATACTAAGATAAGGTCTTACTCCCAAATTATCAAAATAATATTGTTAATTTTTCAGAGTAAATTCCTTCTCTCCATCATCGTTTTAACCTTATTTATTAAATCATCTATTGTTCCATCATTAACTATTTCTTCATCAAATACATATGAGTCAAGTGCTGTTTCGGAGATATGGTCTGCACATTCTAATCCGGGTCTTATAACTCTTATAAGAAGAGCATCCTTTCTCTTTAGTGCAGCAAACTCATTTGGGAACCTCAAGTCTGTAATAATCCAATTATCACCCTTATAGTCTGCAAGTAGTGCATTTACCCAAGCATTTGTATGTAGATTATCTCTAATTGCTTCAGTTCCAAGACGTTGTAGAAATTGTCTGACAGTAACTGGTATTCTATTGATTGCCCACACATCATCCATCTCAGTCTTCTTAAACTCTTGGTCCTCAAACTTTTCTATAGGGATACCTGTAAGAATTGTTGCTATCTGCTTTAGTTTTCCTGCAAACTTCTTAATAACCCAAGAGTTAGAATGCATCTCATACATTGAGAGGTGTCCTATATCATATCCACTTTCATGAAGTCTTGGTTTACACCAATCTTCAAATGTAGGATACTCAACATCAGGAAGAAATAACTTTGGTGCTATTTCTTTTTCTCTCTCTTTCTTTGATTTTGCATCTAGATACTGTATAATTTTACCTACAGTATCCTTTCCGCTATTAATTCTACCTGATATACCTATTATTGACATAATAATATTATTTATATTTTCTCAAATTAGCAAATTACCTGAACCAATTTTTCCATTTATCCCTAGTAACATATATTACAAATATTAATAGTCCAAACAAAACTAATGCTATCGGTATCCAGATGGGGCAAATACCCACCACCAACTCCAAGTAATCTCACCAACTAGCTTTAATGTTATAAATATAAAAGTTAGTATTAAACTAATTGGCCATCCTCCTCATATTGCTCTTCTCCATCGTACTGAATATTTAGTTTCATTTTACCATTATTCCCATAAGCATCCCTACTACAATTCCAGATGTCTTGTTCCTCAGCCCACACAATATCATTTATCAACTCATCAACACCCTTATAGTAGGTACCTCTTAGGGAAAATCCATGCAATCCATTCTCTACATCCATATTAGATGTTTCATAGATGAGAGGTCGTCTGTTATTTGCAGAGGTATCTCCTACAACAAACTTCATAGGACGAACCTCATAACCATCTAATCCAGATGTCTTTGCCCACTCTTCTACAGCTCTTACATAAAATGCATTCTGTAAATAGTATGCATTCTTGATATACATATAATCGAATGACTCGTTATCATATGTAGTTTTTAAGTCCATTGGTTGGATTATTCTATGGTCATGGTCTATAAGTAGAATATCCAACTCACTCTTACATGGATAATACTTATTCATTGGAAGAGGATACTTCCACTCTATAGCAAAGTGCGTAAGTCTCTCAATATCATCATGTTCTGTAAAGATATGCCTAGTGAAGTCATCTGATTTAAGTCTGTCAGCTACAAATCTTGCTTTATCAACAAGACTTGCATCAACAACTGTCTTACCGATATTCTCAATCTTCTTGTCATAGTAAGACTTACCATTCTCATAAAAATCCTCCAGCACTTTATCTTTATCCTTTCCTCTGTACTTGCCATCTGCCTGAACTCTATTGAAGGCTACAGTAAACATTGTATCAAACGAACAGGTTATTTCTCCCTTATCATTCATACAACTTTCTGCTTCCTCAAATAGATAATCAGCCAAAACAAATACTTGTCCACTTCCCTTATTTCCCTCAAATAGTACAAATTTCTCCTCAAGTCTATTATTGAATTCTAACTCGTCACCTTTACAGGAAAGAAGATAGAAGTCTACTAAATCTCCAATTGTAGTAGCTACATTCTTCTTATCTCTTCTTCTCTTACCAAGTTTAAATTCTTCATAGAATCTTACAGGGTCACTGTCAAACAACTTAATCATAGACTGGTTGAGGGCATCCAGCTTTCTATAATTCACGTTTGGTTTATCAACAATTACCCTTGGTTGAACTTTCTTCCCTTTTATCATTGTGTATAATTTAGTCTATCAATCTCTGCAGCTATAAGTGCACCAGCTATAGCTAGTCTTTTATAGTCATCTTTAGCTAGCATCTTATTCCACATCTCACTATCCCATCCCTCAGGAGGTTCATGTTGTCCACCCTTTAATAGCTTAATTGCTGCATCAACTAGTTGATAATCGGCATTCAACTTATAGTCATCTTCTATAGTTCTTTTCTTATAATTGATTTGTCTTATTCTCTCATGATTTATAAGATGTGTACCTAGTGTAGACATAGGATAATGAAAATGTTTCTCAATGCATGGCATTAATCCATCTGGTACCTGAAAATCTCCATCACTCATTTCTTATGTTTTAAATATTCCCCTAAACTCTTTGGACGGAACTTTAATTTACGAGGAGTACCTCTCTCTGTAATGAGATATTTCCCCGGTGTGAACAGTCCCTCAAAGATACGGTTCGGACGGAATAGGTTAACAAATACTCCATGTCTCTGCATAAGCCATTTCATGCTCTGCACACTCTTCGGAGTTGTTGAATTTCTACTGAAATCTGGTTTGACCTCTATACATGCTCTATAGAGAATCTTACCATGAACATTAAGCTTTTGTGCAACAAGTAAATTCTTATTCCACTTTGTCCCACTACCTAACTCCCAACAGAATTTATCTAAAGCTTTAGCTGTAAAATAAATGTCATAGTCTGGGGTGTAGGTTACACCATTACTGATTGTTTGAGTTTCATGCTTACTTCCTCGTTTTAATTGTACTGCATATGTGCTCTGAACAGGGTCACATAACATATATGAAGGACTCCTCTCTATTTTCTCTACATATCCATCCTTCATCAATTCTTCTGCAAAGAACAAACATGATAATTCGCAAAAGCTCTCGTACTCTACTCCTATATATTTTCCAACCTTTGGCTCAGTTGGTTTCTTAATTCTTTTAGTTGGAGTTTTTCTTGTTGATTTCTTTTTAGTTTTTCTACTCATCTATTACAAACTTTGTTTTCTCGTACTTAACTCCTTTTGGAGTTTTATACTTGAGCCCGACTATTACACCTCTATCGTCTAAAAACCTCTCATCACTCTCGTCACCGTTAATTACGGAATAGCCCTGCCATACCAAAGGTAATGCATTTTTAAATACTACAGCCACGTTAGCCATCTTATTTTTAAGGAAATGGTCAGCGTGCTTCCAGTTATGTCCTGAAAATGAGAAGGTTAAATTATAATTTTTAGGAACACCTCTGTATATCTTAAAATGGTCTTTTGTATAATCGTACCATTGAATATTAGATAAATCTTCCATTTTAAAAGACTTATCTACAGATAAAAACTCCATTTCCCAATCTACATCACTTAATAGATTTAATCTTATAGCAGCCTTACCTTCATTTAATTCTTCCAACTCTTTCCATAACTTCTTGATAAACAAACCTTTATGGTTAACAAAGAACTCAGTCTTTCTGCTTCTGCTCTGTACTACATTAGAGAATGATTGTCTGCCTGCAAATTGAAGGCAGGCAGCACGACATTCCTTAGTACTGAACTTACATAAATTCTCTTTCTTTGTATTCAAATTTGTAGGTTGGAGAGATAGATAATACGTAGGTGTGCTATTCTTAGCTGTCTTAGTATTACTTTTTCCGCTAGTTAATAGGTCTTTTTTGTCAAAATAACTTAAATCCATATAAAAAGAAAAGAGGGGGTGTATAGCCCCCTCTATTAACTTGGTTGTCAGATTGATTACTGAACTTGATAAGTAATTCCATTAACTGTAATTGCCGTAACATTATGCAGTTTAGGAGTAATGTATCCTTCAGGAGATTTCTTCTGGCCACGGATAGTGTGTTTATCCACTACCTTTCCACTTGCCAGAGTCACTGACTCAAATTTTGGACTACATGAGAAAAGTATAACACTATTTCTCGTAACTACATTCTTAGACTTCTTCTTACTCTTAGTACCAGCCGTACCAACTACACCTGCACTACCACTCACTCCAAGAGATTTTGTAACAACTATATTAAGTGTTTTTGCACTTGATATAGTCTTAGTTGCAGGGGTCTTAGCCAGACTATAGGTGCGGTATGTACCATTGTCTGTGTAGTTAAAGATACCATCACCTGCCAACTGAGCCATATAATTGCTTACAGTTGCTTGGTCCCAGAAGTAGTAGGGATAATCTCTCCTCAATTCTGTCTTGATTTCCAGAGTAGTAACTGTGTTGTTTGCCCTTGCTAAGTCTCGTGCTACTTTGAGCACTGCATCTTTCATTGCTTTCATTTCTGATTGATTTTTAGTTAAAATGTTAATTTCATTTGGGTTTACTTTGAGACAATTTCCATGTGCATCACATGCATCATAGCTTCCATCATTAAGTTGACGGAATATTTTGAACGGTCTCATTATTTGCACCTCAGTGCCAATTTTTACTTTCATTTAATTCTTCTCTTTATAAATTTTCTTCCTTATGTTATAAGAAAGTGTTAAAAATTCCTCTTCTGAGAGGGTTATTTGTATACCTTTTAGCTTTCCTAACTCTTGTAGGAAAACTTTTAGCTTCTTGTAATTGGTGATTTTGTAGGGAGTCCTTGTATTCTGGTTTTGCTCAGTTGGAGTAGCCCACCTGCAATTCTCAAGGTAGTATCCTTTGTTAGAATCTATCCTTTCAAGAGTTGTATTTCTCTCACCATGTTCCCTACTGTGAACCAAGAAGCTCTCAACCATATCTTTCCTGAAGTTCAGATAGTCATTCCATTCTTTACAGACTGTAATACCTCTATCAACATAGTATTTTTTGTTGTGCTTACAACGATTTCTCATTGCAAGCCACCTATTGTAGATAGCCTTTCCTGTATCTGCATGAGAACGGTTGATGTTAGGTGCATTTTCGTTTCTCAAACACCCACAAGACATAGTTCTACCTTTGGTAAGAGAAGTTGAAGGAACACCTACTATTTTTCCACACTTACATTTACATTCCCAAACTCTATGTTTAAGAGTTTCTGAGTAGGTTATTCCTATAACTGTAAGTCTTCCAAAGGTTTGACCTGTTAAATCTGATAGTTTACTGGTAATTTTCTTTTTGTACATATCCTGAATATTTATAGGACAAATATACGAAAATTATTTGAATTTACCAAATAATCAGGTTAACCAAATGATAAATTTAATTCTTGCTTGTTCCTCTTTGTATGCAATAATCTCACTATTCATAAGACCATGACCAGCTTTTACATAAGTAGAATCATATCCTCTACTAGATAGCTCCTTATAATTCAATGGGAAAGAGTTTCCTCTAAACCATCCATCATATGTAAAGGGATTACCTGTATGTACTTCATATACAAGTATGACCTTATCAGCGTCGTAACCCGTATACCCTAATGATTTGTGCATATGTTCTGAGAAGTAGTTACCGTCTCCATATGCCTTACCACTAAACTGGAAATTACCAGTAGGACGAATCTTCAATCCTATCTCTAGAATAGGAATGACAGAGGTACAGCGTGTACCGTGAATAAGAATACGAGTACTCTTATTCTTCTGTTTCTTCATCCAGCTCTCAAAGATAGCATCTTCTGTTGGTTTTTCCAACTCAAATATGGCATTTACCTTTCTACCATGATTTTGCTTAATAAGATATTCCACCTCTTTAGGAACACCACTACACTCCTTCATATTAGTAATACCTAACTTATCAAGAAGAGTCTGTGCCTTCTTTTTCTCGGCAGTTAACTCCTTCTTGGTCTTAGGTTTAATCATGCTAACCTGAGCAGCCATGGCATCTAAATTATCCTGCTCCTGTTGCATATGTTTGGCCAGACTGATATTAGGAAGCAAGTAATCTCTTACATGTCCCATATATCTTGGAATAACCATATACAGTTCTGTTAACTTCTGGTTAATATTACTAACCAGCTTGGCATCCATAGCATTAATTTCATCAATGAGCTTCTGTGCCTCATCTACCTGCTTTTGGCTAACTGCCTCAGCCTTAACACTATACGTAGCCTTTACGAGCTTATCTGTGTAGCTCTTCATCAAGTTGAGGAATTCATTTACCAACCTATCCTTGATAGCTGCAAATGTCTCCTTCTCCTGTTTCTTCTCTTCAACTTTTACAGAAACTAAATCTGTAACATCCTTATACCCCTTCCTAATCTTCTCATTATACTTGGATGACCACTTACTATAGGGGTAGGTGGCAGTCTGCGTAGTGCTCTCAACTCTGCCGTACTTTACTGTAAAATTACTGCCACCATCCCAATTCATCTCATAGTATTTATTTCGATTATTTTCATCAACCATAATAAGTTTGACATATCTATTTTGCATTCTTTCTTATTTTTGGTTTTCTTAAGTTTTGTTTATGTTCTTCAGAAAACTTTTTTCCTTTCCAAAACTTTGTATCAGCTTTTACTACTATATATAATTTTGTACTCATACTACAATTTTTTACTTGTTAAATTTTTATAGATTTCTAATAATTGAATACGTTCTTTAATTTCATCGTCAAACTTCTCATCAGGTGACTTTACCCAGCACCTATATACCCATGATGTCCAAATGGACATCATTTTTGTGCCATCACTTCTATACTTTCTGTGAATTTTAAGTATATCAAAACGAGACTCACCACTTTTATCAGGTTGTATAGCAAAAATCTCACAGAAGTAATCCTTAAAGTATATTAAATCTCCTACTTTTAAATTATTCATATTTAATTAAGTTTAAGTTCTTCTACCATTTTATGGTCTTTAATATCCCCAAGGAACAAATAAAGACTCTGTCTTGCCCAATGCCTATTAGAATTATAGGCAAATCCTCCTTTGTACGAACATCTTAGTTCAATGATATACTTCATTACTACAGAAATTGAGTGCAGAGGGACTCCTTTACTTCTAAAATACTGAGCTTCTTGTACAATCCATCTATAGCTTACTCTTTTCCTTATGTTTTCCTTCTGTTGTTCTTCCGTTTTACCTTTAGGTTTACCCGTCAACCTTCTTTTGGGCGGAGGCGTAGTTGTTGGTTGAGGAACAACATACTGTAAACTCGTACTAACTGTACCAACGTAAACGGGAGATACTATAGTACCTCCCGTTGTCTGTAGTAGAGAATTAACATCGGCTGCTATTACACTATTCATATTCTTCTCTGTTTAGTTTGATAATATACGGAAACCGAGGAACATCATCTGGAGTCCTGTTAAAGTACTTTACTGTAGCTTTTGTGCCTATATATTTCTTCCTGTCCTTCCAAACCTCTGCCAGATACTCAAAGTCTCCCTTGACATTTGACTTAAAGGTCTTATCCTTAATCTTATCGTGTGCCATAATAAAGTAACCAATTGTTCCAGCTCTGCCTCCTTCGCCTTCTTCTGCCCCTACGATTGTAAATTCTTCATCCACAAAGTCCTTTTTCTTCAATAACTGCTTACTTCTCTTATTCTCATATTCTCCCAAATCAAGACGTAAGATAGAACCCTCGTATCCATCTTCAAGGAACTTCTCGTGATATTTCTCCACATCCGCTTGATTATGAACACGATATGTAGGAACCAACTTATAGGGACACTTTCCTTGTGCCTTCTTTAACTCATTGATAGCCTTCTCAAGAGCCTTATATCTCTCAGAGAACTCTCCCTCAATCTCAGGCATATCATAGGCCCAGAACTGTACCTTCTGCATACTTTCCTTTAGGTCCTCGGCTGTGGGTTTCTGCTTCTTACACAGGCTCACAATCTTATTAAAGTCGTCGTGGAACTCATGATTATACAGTTCACCATCCAACGTAAACCTATCCTGATGTAGATGTGGACATGCCAAATACGGCTTCCCATTTCTGGACATCAGTGTATTATCTTGTGAAATACATCTAAGTCCATCTAATTTTGGCTGTATAAAAGTAGGTACAGTAAACAGTAGCTTCTCATACTTGCTTACCTCATGAGCCAGCATAGGCTCGAAAAACTTCTTCTTATCTGTCAGGACTTCATTATATCCCTTATCTACTTTCTTCTGCCACTTAGATTGGGCTTCAGCTAGTGCCTGTTCCTGAGGAGTAGTCTCATTTGCCCTTCCTATATTCTTTGCTTTACAATAGGTTGGTAGAGAGGTAGTTATTGCACCTCCCTTTATACCCTCTTCTGTCCAAAAATGGTCATCCTTTACATGAATTTGCCACTGCTGTATTCTCCCTCTTGTATCATATTTAAATAAAATTGGAAACGATTTCTTACTCATAGTTATAATTTTCCTACCTCAAACTTACCATTATCTATGATAAGGTATTCTTTTGGCAGACAGTCAATAAAATAGTATCTTCCTCCTGTAGATTTTCCCTTTATGTCAATCTGGTTCTGGTAAGTATGACCTACTATCTGAATTATCTTCCTGCTAATAGGTCTTGCTATATACATCAATGCTCTTGGACGTATCCAGATAGGAGTCTGGTATTTATCATCCCCATATGGGTCCCTTCCGTTATGACAGAATGCTTTTGGCTTATGTAGCCATATATCGTTAATCAAATCCGCATAATTTCCTGTCAATTCTTTTTCCCAATCGTCTCCTAAAACAGCACCTGCCCACAGAGGGCTAAACCCAGCATGTGTAAATAGCACATTATCAAATTGATAAGCCATTTGTAGATAGTCCTTATTCTCGTTAAGTACAGGTTCTATTAAGAACTTACCTGCTTGTTGATAACCAGATGTACCAGTATATCCTACAAAGGGAAAATAATGATGGTCATGATTTCCTATTAAGAGAATCACGTCATCTGGTCTAGATTTCTTAAACTCAATTATATCAAGGAAGTTATTTACTTGGTCTTCAGTTTTCACTGTAAAACTATCAAAGTAATCTCCAACAAATACAATCTTATCAAATTGCTCATTGTTTACAATATCCTTCCACGATTTGTGACCATGTATATCACCTAATGCTATGATTCTCATAATATTAAATTTAAAAAAGTGCCCACAGAATAACCATGGGCACTTCTTAATCATTAAACCTTCTGTATCCTGCTCCTCAGAAGTTGTCTGATTTGGTTAAGGTCTACAAGAGAAATTGCAGGAACTTTATCCTGAACAGACAGGTTGCTAAAGTTCTTTGTCTTTGCAGCTTCCTCAAGTTCTTCCAGTGTCAAATCATGATATTCTTCATCAAATGCAGCAATAGCACTCTCATCAAAGTGAGTACCATGGGGTTTGTCGTTTACACAAGCAACAAACATCTCAGTAGTTCTCAGCTTTCCTGTTTCCCCAAGAGGAACAGTAATAGCCTTTGAGGGATTTACCAGTACTACAACAGGAACGTCTCCAAATCCAGAATAATCATAATCTACAGCTGCAGCATGTCAAATTTGTTAACCTAAAGGCTTTTTATCCTTTAGTTCTTTAGATTTCTCTAAAGTTCAGCATATATTTTCATCCTATTTATAAGGATGTCGAACACTCGTGGAGGAATTATATTTATTCATCCTCTATGCGTTACACTACTTCTTCACCTTTCGTAATTGAAGAAGTTAGCTCGATATTATCGTGAATAATTAAATATTTATGAAGTTTTCTTTTTAAACAGAAAAAGTCTTTGTTTTCATAAAGTTTATTCAAAAAAGTTATTGAGTTTGGAATATATATTCTATAATAATTACAAGTTTTACCAACTATTGTTTTTATTTTAGATTTCATATTATTCTTATCTAGAAATTTTTGTAAATCAGATAGAAAATTTAAGTCTGACATGCATATTTCTACATAAAATGATTTAGTTGTTCTAATTCTTATATGACCATCTCCATCAACAATTCCTCGTAAAAAAGACCATATAAAAGAATCCTCTATTTTTGGGAATACCAATTTTGGATTCTTTGTTTTATTAGGAACAACTCCCCACTTCTCAATAAGTGTTTTAACAATTCTTTTATTTCCTATTCTTAATACAACCTGAGGTTTTTTATTTAAGTGATTTATTACTTTATAGGGTTTATTTGGACAAACTTCTTGTCTTATAAAATCTAAGATTTCAGAATCTTGTTCGGATATACAAAATCCAAATCTTTTATTGTCATAAACACACCCATCACTATAAATAAATCCTAATATATATGCCTTTTTATGATTATCTATTATATCAAAATAATCATCTTGGCTTTTGTATTTTTTATCCCTTATTGTTATAAGAGAGGAATTGTTAACAAACTTTATCTTATTCTTTCTTATAAAATTTTGAATTCCCCTTACTGAGGATAATTCTAAAATCTTTCCTATTTCACTATAGGAATGACCATTTTTATTTAAAAGAACGACTTTATCTATTAATTCTTTAGTAATTTTTGTATATTTTTTCATAATTAAATATACATAATTACCACCACATAAACAAATTTATTTTTAGACTTCATCGAATTTGCTCGATTTATTACTCCATAATTACTTATAGAGAGGCCACACATCTTAGCCCACCAGCAGCGCAGATACTATTATCTAGATTAATTTCGTCCTCAGGAATGCGGTAAATGCCACCCAACTTAATTGATGTACCTCTACCATGCCATGCAGTAAAGTCATTGCTATCGTAAGTAGGTAACTCAAGATACATCTGCTGCAGATTGCAGAAAGGAATGATATCAGTAGGCTTATTGAAGGGGTCATATGTCTTCAAATCAATAGTTCCATACTTACCATCAAGCTTATAGATTGCGTACTCACGAGGGTCAAGACCGTTCTTCTTAATACGATAGTACTCCTGAGTTACATAGGTAACCAGTTCCTTATCGGTATTCCCCTTACTAACAATTCTTCTGTACAGAATAAGGTTACCATTTCTGGTAATTCTTACATCATTCTTCCTTACAAATGCAAGCAAATCCTCCCTGCTTTGAGGAAGACTGTTCAGTGCCAGCTTAAGCCAAAACATCTTCAGAGCCTGAAGCTGGTCTGTAAGAGTAGGAGTCGGTGTTCCATACTGCATCTTTTCAAGAATCTCAATAAAACTTGCAGCAACAACTGCTGGCATTGCCAGATTTACACCTTTCAGAAATACTTGATTACCAGATACCGTGAAATCAGGATTCTTATCAAATATTCCAAGATTGTTTGAGACAATCTTCCTCTCTTCCTCAGTCTCAATATTCTGTTTAGTAGGCTCAGGCTGCTTATTCACCATCATTTCCTCAATTGCATATTGAGAATATGCATTCTTTACCCTATCCAGAAAGAGAGCATCCACCCCGGACTTACTAATTGTAGTCCCATCATTAAAGATAACTGTCACAGTACCATTAGAATAGATAATCTTCTGGTACGGTTTCTTATACATATCCTCAGGTATAAGTGCTGAGAGTGGAGAAGGTTTCTCTACTAACTCGTTGTTTTTTGCTTTTCTAAGGATTTCTCTTTCCTCAGAGGAAAGCCACAGTGTTTTAAACCAATTCATAGTTTTTATTTTTAATTTTCAATTACAATTTTTGTTCCCTCAGGTAAGTCATTATAATACTTCATCCTAAAAAGGAGTATCTGATTTATTAACTTTTGGTATCTTTCCTGCATTTCCTTATTATAGTAAGGAGGTTCTGCTAAAAGATTAATAAAGTCATATTTCTTTGCTCCCTCTTTAATACGAGTATATACATCCCAAAGAGAATAGTCATAAAGTTTGTTCTCATCTGCCACTTCAAGGATTGCAGTCTTTGCCTTATCGTCAAGATATGCCATATTTATGTTGACATAACCCCTCAAGGCAATCTCATCCTTATGTAAGTGACTAACAAACTTCCTAAATACCTCAGACTTATACTTCTTTACACTATCTAGCTCTTCCAGAGCTTTCTGGAATACAATGGCTGATGCCAATCTGGAAAACGGTTTACAATCTCTGCTCATAAATTTCTTAACATTAATGAATTGTGAACATTCTGGAATCTTTTTACTCTCTTTCTTACCAACTGTAGCAAACTTTACAGTAGAACCAGTAAAGTTGAATCCCGGAATAATCTCTTTGAGCTTCTCAATATCATCCCCTTCTTCAATCAGTACTGTTACAAAGTGATTCTTATGTAGATTTGCTATAGGGAAAGCTTCTTTCTTGAAGGATATACCCCTTATACTCTTATACGAGTATGCTAACGTGACATCTCCTAACTGCTTGTTTAATCCCTTATATGTGCCATTCTTAATACCAAGAAGTCTCTTCTGCTTCTGTGCTTCCTTCTTGTCATCCATCCACTTGATAAAAGCTGGGTCAGAAGTGACATCTGTTTCATCTATAAAGGTACTAACAATTGTTGAGGTAACAAAATTAAACTCATCTATATGCTTTCTCCAAAGGTGCTTTTTAACAGAATAGAGTTGCAAAATACTATAGTAGGACTCATAATCGGTTACTCCTTTTTTACCACCTAGCTTTCTCCTAAATCCGCTATCTGAGACAAATAATGCACTTTTCTTATACTTCTGCTTTAAGAATTCCTTAACATTTCCTGCAAAAGGAGACTTTACCAATATGGTCTTACCTTTATGATTCATAATATAGTTATCCTTACTTACCCATAATCTCCTTCCAGCATTCTTCATTGTCCCATAGTCATCCAGATAGGCAGAAATCTGATAACCTGTAAGAAGATGGTCCTTCTCCTTCTTATAGAATACAGCATCTCTTTGAGTTATCCCTTTTACCTTTGGGGTGACTATCTTCGTAGTAGCATAATTAACTAAAGGATTGATACAGAATGAACTATCTCCTACTTTTACATTATAGGTAGATACTCCTAAATGCTCATATGCATCAAGGAATGTATCAAACTCCTTTACATTATCATTATACTTCTCTACAAACCAGTTAGCTACCTTCTGAATTTTATCCAGAATCAGCTGCTTAGTCTTCTCGTTGGTAATATAGCTTTCTCTAGAAGGAGTAGGAGTAATTCCGTCACTAAGTGACATCCTCAATCCAATTCTCACATCAATTGGCTTAATTCCAAGAGCTTCCCAGTCTATAGCGTAGTATACATCCTTAAGACATATATGTATATTGCTGCTGGTACTAAGGGAAGAGTACTGAAAATCCTCACTTCTAAAGATTTTGCTCTCTATAATATTTCCATCAATAATTAGAACAGCAGTATCATAATATGCCAGCTTTTGCTTTGCCTTATCTACGAATAAGTTTTTCTCGGACCATCCATTAATTACTAATTCTGCTTTTACACCATTTTCCTCGGTTGTAGGTTTCTCATATACAAGGTCATAATTAACAAACTCTGCACCCTCATATACCAGATACTTCCTCTCTACTCCATTCTTCCTACAAATAAAGGAAGCAGACCTCTCTAAACTCAAAAAACTCTTCATTCCTATCGGAATTGTTATCTCTGGTTTCCCAGAGTGTCGGACTATATCATCACCCTATAAAATAGGGGCTGGAGGCTGTAGGCTCACCGTAGTGTCCTTAGTCTCTAAACCTTCCTCAGTCTTCCCTGAGGCTCGGCTTTTGATTGTCTCGGCATAAATGTCTTTTTCTGTATACCAATATGGTATCACAATGTATTTCATCTTTCTTTCCTTAAAATATTGTTCTTTTACACTATCTTTAAATTGTTGATATTCAAGAGTATTTTGCTCCTTGTGAAAATAAGGGATAATTTTGTAATGTTGAATACCATGATACTCAATTACAAGATTCTCCTTTTCAAACAAACAATCTACTCTTAATTCTCTTCCAGTTCTTGGATTTATAAGTCCTTCAAAAGTAATCTCAGTTTTGTATGGTTCACCTATGAGGGATGAAATATAATCAAAACAATTTAAGGCAGCTATTGAAGTATCACTTCTCTGTTTTTCCAAGTACACTCCTTTTACTACTCCTATAAGTTCCTTGTAGGACCTGTATCCAGAGGATTCCATTAAGTAGTATAAGTTTCTCAAAGAAGTCTTTAATTTTGTACACAGTTTCTTAGCAGAAATTTGAGGGTTTTTCTCAATTTCTTCTACTATTTTTTCTAATGTAACTTCCTTATTACCAATCTTAGAACATTTTTTTGAACAATATTGTAAACCATTCCTATTAGATTTAACTTCTTTACCACATCCTTTACATGTAAAGGTGTGATTTTTATAGTTTGTATACTTATAAGAATATCTACATTTATCAGAACAATATCTTGCCTTTGAAGTTTTACATTCAAAGACCTTTTTACAGTTTATACATTGTTTTTCCATACTACAATATACGGAAAATTATTGACATTTGCAAGGGATTTCCAAAAATTCTTCCAGTTTAATCGAGGGGATTACTCCCCAAGTCGGCATAGGTTTACCGAAATGACCAATAGTATCATTATCGTTCTCTTTGGTACTCTCCAGATAGTTCATACAGATATCCTCGAAGTCGTGGTTATCCAATCCGACACCTTTATCCTCTACAGAGAATATATGTTGACCAGCTATATCTTTCTCAATCTTTACCAAAACCGGATTCTCAATAGGGTCCTTTCCTGCCTGAACAACACTATCAATTCCATTGTTAGTCCACTCAGCTATCACTGCTGTAATTGGGTCCTTATATAACCCCTTAGTGAGCAGGTACTGTAGCTTTGCCAGCTTATCTTGGCTTATCTTAGCCTTCTTTGAGGTATCCTCTCCAATAACTACTACATCCTTTACTTGCTCCTGTATAATCATAGTTTACCTTTTTCCTGTAATAAATTAATAAATTCATCATACATATGCCTAACAGAATCATCCATATCGTTAGGGTTAACCTTTACTATAGATTTTTGCCAGTTATCTCTAGTAAGATAATCCCTATATATTGTACCATGCTGTCTGAGATAATCTATTTTTCCCTGTGACATTAGATAAAATCGTGGGTTTTGTCTAATACCAACACTCGAAAAAACAGCTGGGTGCATCTTATTAGAGTAGGCAACCATTATAAGGTCACCTGCCTTCAAGTCTTTACAATAGCTCATAACGGTAATTTTCCTTGTTTAAATTTAGATTTGGGTTTTAAGTCTTCTAGCTTTTTTTCATATTTTCTTTTCAGCACATTAACATTATTCCATGTATTAATCACTGGACCAGAATAATCAGCTAGGTCTTGTATGAACTGAAGAAATCCGGGAGTTTCCCACAACTTCAGTTTGGCTTCGAGTCTTTGTTTTTCAGGGTTAATCATACTCTTCCAGTTTTTCCGTGATGGTCAATAGGTTTATATGTTTTCTTGGACATTTTCTCCTTAACTTGTTGATAGCTAAGAAGTTCATAATTCCAACCATTTATACCTACATCAAATGATAAACTATCACTTAATTCAGGTAATGTATGATGAGAATGTCCATATAAATGCCATGTTCCGTGGTGACTTCTGTCCCACACCCTCATAGCATAGTGATTCAGAACTATATTCTGTATTCCATCTCTTGCGTCACCATCAAGAACTTGTATGGTCTTCTGTTCTCCAAGATATATACCATATTTCTGGTACAGTTTAATAATATCACGCTTATCATGATTCCCCTTTATGAAGAACAGATTTGCTCCAGTTAATGCTAACGCAAGCATATAACCCTCCATTTCTCCATGACTCTTAGTTAGAGAGAAATCTCCAAGATAATACAAATCATCTCCTTTCTTTAGCCTTCCGACTACATTCTTGATAATTGTCTCATCCATTTCCGTTATGGTTTTGAATGGACGCTTATCATACTTAAGTATATTGACATGGCCTAAATGGAAAGTCTGAAGAGAAATAAACACCTAGTTTACCCTCCTTCAGACTGCCTCCTTTATCAGTTTTACTAGTTTCCATTTTCTTTCTAGTACAGGGATATTTTCATTAATAATAAATCGCCTAAGGTCTTGAATAATCTTCATTGTGCCTATATTAAGAACTACATATCCTCTTTTGTTTATATAGGATTGCTTTCTTTTAAGTAGAAATTGTGAAAATATATCAAGATTATCTTTCCAAACCTTATGACACTTGATTGATATAAAACAGCTATCCCTTTTGTACTGTTTTGATATAAATCCGTCACCATCAATAAATCCTATAATTAAGGCTTTTAGTAAAGTTCCCTTAACAAAAGATATTCAAACTACCAAATTTACTTTATTCTTTATTTTCTAAAGGTATTAATAAATCTGGGTCCTTTCTTTTGGTATGAGCACCTCCACATATAAGACAAAATTCCTCATCCTTAAAGGCAGGATGATAATTATCACAGCCACTGCAATATTTATCAATCACAGTAGCATGCTTATCTGCCTCATTTATAGCAGCTTGTATACATATATCATCGTATGCACGTCTAACTAATTGCTCAATAACCTCTTTAGTATATACTACATAGTGAGGAATGTTATTCTTATTTAGCCATTTAAAATATGTACTGTTCCATCCTCTACCTACCAAATCTGGTCTCCCAAAGTACATTTCTGCTACGTATTCTCCATTTTTAAACGGCTTTAACAAACATGCTACATACTTTCTGTTCATTGATTTTCTTGTAGCATGAACTTTTCCAGTATCATCCTCAACTGTATGGATATAACGAGGGCCCTTTACATTGGGACCTTTATCTTTTACTTTCAGTATAAATCTCATATCAAATATTTAATTGGTATAAAATAAGCACTTCCTCCAGTTTTATCTTCTGAACCTAATGCAAGAATAGCTTCATCATCAAACCATTCTTTTTCCATATACTCCTGAGACTCAGGCCATTGAATAAGTGCATATGCGTCTACAGATATATCTAGAAACTCTTTGACATCTTCTTCATTACACTCATAGAAATCAGGATTTCCAGTTTCTAAAGTATAGTCGATAGTTCTTATAATCTTTTGTAATTTTTCCATATAATTATAATTAAAGTTCATCACCACAACCTTTACATGTCATATCTGGTTCTGGTCCCCAACTATACCACCAAGGGCCTTCGGGATGACCTGCTGCACGGCACCATAACCGATGCCACCAAGTAGCGTAACTAGCACGCTTTGTTTTACTATCTAAGAGATATTTCCACCATCCAATACAGAACCAGAAGTGCCAAGGTACTCTTTTAAGTGCGCTCTTTCTCAATTGTTTAGTTGTCATAGTTTTAGTTAAAAAGGTGGCTCATTTATTTCGTCCCATTTATCCTTGTCCCAATAGATTGTATACCCATTGTTCTCTCCAAGGATTCTATTAATTGTCTTAAAAATACCTTTGTCGTCCCAATCCGTATTGGTATGTGCAGCTGCTGCAGGATGTGCTAACTTATATATTTTGCAGAAAGGATTAATATACCTCTCCATCTTTAGAGAAGCCTTTCCACATAATACATAAACTATTCCTGTATCACTGCCAACAACCTCCTCCAGAAAGTACTTCTGGAATGGTTCCCATAATCCTTCATGAGATTGTGTCTTATTTAGTTTGCATGTTAAATCTGTATTTAACAGCATAACTCCTTGCTGGTGAAGGTACTCTAAAGATGGACTATAATTTACTTTTCTTCCCTCACTCCTACTTATGGCATCATACCACTGAGTAAGAGAAGGTTGCAACTTATTATCTGGAGTATTTGAGCAACTCATTGCTATACCGTCTGCTTGAAAATTACCATTAGAATATTTGCGAGGATATGGGTCAAGTAAGTAAAATACAACCTTCAGATTGGAGGGAGATGTGGTAGCAAAAGCTCTAAAGGTATCCTTGCTTGCAGGAACAATTGTTTCCTTTGCACTGTCTGCCTTTATCTTCTGCATAATGTCCCACATCTCCTTCCCCTCTATAAAGGGTCTGAATTTATCAGCCCATTCTCCGAACTTCCCAGCAAAGCTATTAAAATCAAGCTTTTCTGTCATATGTTTGCGTGACTCACAGTCACTTCTTTTTCAGAGTTAATAATATCAATAAATTCCTGAGGAAGATATACATTCTCCATGTCTATACACTCAGTAAAGAGAGGAGCAATATCTTCTGGCGTATATCCAGCCAAACCGCATCCAATCTTTGTGACATAGAACTTAACATCCTTAAATAAGGGAGGATATCTATTCCACATCTCCTTTGCATAGACAATAAATCTATCAACATAGAATTTAATTGTCTGTAAATCAAGCTGCTGTATAGTCCAATCTTTAGTAGGTATTGCAAATGTATTACCACTTTGCCCAAAGCCTTGCCCCATACTTGCACCGAGAGACATAGCAAAACGTGCAGCTCCTGCACCATGTACACCTCCCTCATTACTTCCGAAGACAAAGATACTCTTATTATCTATATCTTCCTTTGTCATATTTTCAGGTGTTACACGCATTTGAAATATTTTTTAAGTTGTGATAAAGACATCTCAAGAAGAGATTTCTTATACTCTTGTTTATTGGGATTTTCTCCCTTTACTTGAGAGTTGAGTTTTGCTTCTGTAGCAATCTTGGTTTTCTTTTTCAGAAAAGGATTAGTGTTCCAAGTCGTCATAAAATTGAGTTTATGTGTTGAATTTTAATTAGTTGTCCTACTTTTAATAGCATTTCTCCCATCTTTCCTACGGCTCCGTCCCAACCATCTTCCTTATAGATGATTAGTGCCCATTCTCTTTCCTGTGTAGCCTTCATGTGCCTTAATCGCATCCAGCCTTTACTTTTGTCTGACCAGTTCTGACTCTCTACCTCAAAACCTAAGAGAGTAGCAACTTCTTCAATCTTTTTATCTAATGTCATAGTTATTAGTTTATAAAGTGTGGCACAAACATCCCTTGGGTACAGCCGGGAACAGGTATCATATTCTCACCAGCTTGGTCACAATGTGGCACCTCCATCATTGATACATAGAATGTTCTCTTAAACTCTAAAGGTACAGTTTCTGGATTAACTAGAACATGATATCCTCCTCTAGTTTCAAGAAATTTTACCTCGGTGTCCTTACCAACTATATTATATACACTTTCCTTTAAGTAATGAGAATAGTCAGGGGATACACCTTTTGTATCAATATCAAAATCTATCCAGCAATTACGACTCTTGGCTTTCTGTATCTCAGACATGGCCTCCTGATGAGGATTCATGGATATATTTTGGTCACGTATACTTTGGGCCAATTTGACCATAGTATTTACTGTAGCCTTGAACATATCTCTTGGGTTAGGAGTAATATAGAGAGCTAATGCCTCCTCAGGAACGTCCATGTGCTTTTGTTTATACCCACCCACTTCTATCTCTAACTGCTTGATTTTCTGGAACATACGCTCCTTATCCGTAACAAACCTCTTTAACTGAGCCTTATCACTCTTAATGTGAGTTAACTCCTTGCAGTATTTATTCCGTGCAAATAAGCACAGGTAGTAGCGTTCCTGAGGAGCTAATTCTGGCAACCAATCTATAAAATCCTTAAGCAACTTCTCGTCTTTTACTATCTGATAATTCATATGTGTTTGATTTCTATAATATTATCTTTTATCATCTCTTCGATTACTTCTTTGCACTTTCCCTGTGCAATTCTCCAGTTTTCTGGTTTGTAGCCAGCAGTAGCTCTACTTAAGTCAGTATATACATTAGACATAAAAGTCTTAGATAAGGATAATATAAGGTCCCCTCTTCTGATGTATCCTATTTTTCCCACATCTAAAAGTCTTCCGTTATAAAATGCCATATAAAGCTTTTCGGAACTTTTTGCAACTCTGTTTATTGCATCCTGTGCGTATTGCAAATGTTTAGGGTCAATCATATTAACTTCTTTCTTTTAAAGTGATTAATAACTGCCTCTATCCCATGATGATAACAGAGGTCAGCAAAATCTGTACACTTAGGTTCCTCAGATAGATACTTATCAGGGACATTTACATGCTTAAAGCCATGGTGTTTTGTTAACCACCAGCTAAATTCTTTGCCCTTTTTATCATTATCAGATATAATATACCTATTCTCAACAGCAACATACAAATCTAAAACCTCCGAAGATATACATGCAGGGTCCTCTGCCTGAACGTCTGCTATGCAGTTAGTCTGTAAGGCAGTCATCAGAACCATTCTATCCTTCTTGGATTTGGTCATATATACCCTATCACAAGAGGGATGAATTCCCTGTAAGTTATCTACATAATCAAATGGAACATTGCTATCCCATTTCCATTGGTTTATAGAAGTAGTCTCTGTCTTTTTAGGAGCAAATGGACGATATATCTTCCATTTATCTATATCCTCATAATGATAAGCAAAGGTGAGTAAATCACCCATAGGAATCCTCTTCCTATTTCTCCATATCTCCTTTGGTTGGTAGATTTTCTCCATCTTCAAGTCATCTTCTCCCTGCCCAAATTTAGCCCAGTAATCTAGTGCTCTTTTGGACATTTTTGAGTAGTATACGACCTGAATAAGAGGAGGTCTCTTAATCTCTATATTTGGCTCCTTCCAAACAATAACCTCAGGCTTCTTATTTGTTTTTACACCAGAACATAGACCCAATCCAAAGTCTCTGTCTATAATTCGAAGAGCTGTCTGAAAATCACAATTGTGTATCTTCTTAACAAATGCAAATGCATCTCCCCTCCAACTATAGTCTCCAAAGTCCTTGTGTGTCAAATCATTGCTGACCTTATTACCAATGATAAGGGAGGGGTCTTTCTCTCCACGGTGTCTATTTACACAAGGTCTATTTATAATAAACGGACCCTGATAAAAGCGATAGATATCATATGTAGATATCCTCTCCAGAATTGCTTCCTTTGTCAGAGTTTGTTTAACCTTTCCCTTAATCATATGATAATATTTTATTTCTTTCTTATCCTAACTGCCTTACTACTAACTAAATAACACTTATTAGATACAATTTGAGAACCGTTCATATAATAATATGAACCTTTTGGAATACAGACTTTATAAAGATGTATATTAACATCAATGTGATGAATATTACTGTCTTTATATTCTACTGCTCCATTTATGTCTCTAAGGCTATGAAATCCAGCTTCTATAGTTCTCTCATTTTCTTTTAACTCCTTTTGGAAGTCTTTCTCTGAATATACCTTACCCTCAACCCAGTGTTGAAAATAGACTGGAGAATGAGGTGGTTTATTTGAATTACTTCTACTTAACCACTTATATGCAAATATATCTTCTTTTGCAATATTTGCACGAACTTTGTCATAAGGTTTTCTTGTAAAACACATAGTATTTTTATTTTGTAGTTAACGCCTTGATTATTTGTTTAGCATATCTGTAATCACCGATGAGCATCTTCATCCTATTAGATACATATTGTGTATCGTTCTCGTAGTATTCTGCACCCTTAGGGATTACAAATATACCAATGTTATAACTCAAATCATCTCCGTCACCCCATTGTCTTTGGAGATTTCTACATCCCCTTATTGTTTTACATGCATGAAAACCTTGATGTATTTCATTATACGTGGACATATCTAATTCACATTCATATTCTTCACCTGCAGTCCATTTAAAACCTTGAATTGGGGATTTAGCTACCGGAATAGTAGAGTCATCATCTACAAGCTTAAAGCAGATTATATCATATCTTGCTTTCTTTCTTTTTGGATTTGTTACATCAAAACACATAACAATTAATTTGTAGGTTAAATAATTTAAAACAAAAAAGGAGGACACATTTCTGTGCCCTCCTTCTGTTCAGTCAAGATAACAATTTAGTAATCACTAGATGTCGGTGCAGGAACCTCTTTGCCAGTCTTTAGACCACCAGAGATATCCTTACTTTCATCATACTCCTTAAGAGCTACCAACTCAGTGTAGCCATCAAATCCATAATCACCAGTGACCTCATCTTTGAATTTCTTCCAAACTTTCTTAGTATATTCGGAGCTGAACTTAGGACCGTTCTCGCCACCGTTGTTAATATACTTCATAAAGCTCTCAGAGAGGAATCCTTTACCCCATACTTGCTGATACTTCTTAGTAGAGTCAGTTTCATCTGTTCTCACACCAAGCAATGCAACAAATGGAGTATCATATCCTTCTCCTGTAAATTCATCCTTCTCGTCAAGGGTGATTAATTCTCTCAGTTCTTTATAGTTTTCCTTAAACAGTTTCTTCGTATCAACGAGTACTTCTGTGTCAGCATCCATAAAGTTGAGCTTACCAAGCCAGCTTCTCAGCAGAGTTCCCAGTTCCTCTTCACCAGCAAGTGCTTTTCTCCACTTCTTAGTTCCAAGAACCTGATTTTCTCTGTCAGTAAATGTAGTAAACCAGTTAGGAATAGCAGACTCGTCTACTTTTCCGTTCTCGTCTACAGGTACCCAAGTTGTACCACAGGTGCTATTGATAATCTGAACCTTGGTGTTATCCTTATTTCTCCTCTCCTTATTAGTGAGGTTAAAGGAATAGGGATACAATTCCCCAGTTTTAACATCCTTAAGCCAGAAAGCCAATCTCAGCCTTTCGTTACCTTCTTGGTCTTCTCCAAGATAGACCATTTCTTTGTCATCAGGAGAATCTTCTTTACCAACCAGCTTGTTAATTTCCTCTCTTGAGGGATTTACTGCTACAACTTTTACAGTTGTGAAACCTACATAAAACTTTTTTGCAAACTCTTTTTGTTCTCTTTGTTTACCTTTTACTGCCATATTACTTGTTTTTAAGTTGCCACTTCATTGTGGCCGAGGCCCCTTTTACGGGGCACTTAGGGCATTAAAGATAAGTATTATGTAGGAAATTACCAAATTTACTTTACCTTGTACTTAACTCCTCTCAAAATGAGCCAACGGATAGTACGAGGGTCTACCAATCGTTGACGTGTATCATAATCCTTTGTGTCATCTTTCTTCTCTTCCATGTCAATGAAACGAATCCTTCCAAATTCGTCCTGACTACCATAGTGTCTTCCAACCATAGTTCTTTCTTCTCCAACCAAGGCATCACTTACGGCAGAAGCAATTTTCTTCTTAAATTCTGCCTCACTGAGGATTTTACCACCTTTGTTAGGATAAAGAGCATACAATTGCTTCTTTACCTCATCTTCTTTTACCTGCTTGTTATAGTTAACAGTCAGTGCAACATTTGTAGAGGACAGAAACAGATTGGTAATATCTGTTCTGCTCATTGTTTTCTCATCCTTGTACTGGTCTGCAGATACAAGACACTTTTCAGCATAAGTGCTGTCAACAACAATATCTTCCCCAAAATCATTTTTAAGGAAAACTTGTCCATTACCTACTTTATCTACTACGTAGTACTGTGTCTCACTCAGCTTACAGCCGGGTTTCAATTTTGAATAGTCTGCCATATTACTTTGTTTTATTAGTTACATTGTTGAGTTTTTCATCTTCGTCATCCTTAACACTGGAAAGAAGGTTATCAAGTGTTTGTCCACTTGCTCCACTAAACCCACTTGTGCCAGTAGCTGCAGCATAGTAGGCTGTTCTTGTGAGCGTAGATTTCTTCATGCTCATCTTAACGCCTCTACTATCATCAGAGAATGTCATAGTATTACCTCTTGATACTCCCCAGCTTTGAGCCTTGTTAATAGCTGCTGCTTTCTTAGCAGTCTTTTTTACAGCTTTTGCCATCTCTTAGTTTTTTTCTTCAATAAAGATTTTTGACAAATCAGCTACATCATTATAGCCTTGAAGATGAGGACATCTGTTTCCACCAACTCTTTCCTCATTTCCGGTAAAGTTGATTTTAATAACACCTTCATCATTATAAACATATCCAATACCATCTACTTTTCTTGGTAGGATATCTCTCACCTTACCTGTAAGTGAAAGCTGTTTAGGAGCTACAACTTCTGTATTTTCTTTGGTTGCCAGATACTTATCTTCTACGTGACAAACATAGAATACACATTTCTTAGCTGCTCTCTTAAACTTCTCAAATACACGTAAAGTATCCTCTCTTGACCATCTATAGCCAAATCCTTGACCTAAGGTATGAACAGATTGATAGTCTTCTGATTTAGGAGATAGAGGATTTCCTGCATCATCTCTGTTGAATTTTTGACCTTGAGTAGTATTCATATATCTATATGTACCACTCCACTCTGCCCACTCATTTACCTCACTAAAGGTATCAATTGCTATGTAGTCGTATGGACGACCTTGGGCAATAAGATAATCTGCAAATTCCTCAAGCCACTTCATTCTGCCTACAGGACCTCTGTCATCTGGAACCTTCTTAACTAATGCTTTAATCTTATTGGTTCCATTTTCAGTGTCAATAATAAGACAGTTAGGTAGCTTAGATAGAAGGGTTGTTTTCCCACATTTAGGTAACCCAAAGAGAATACAACTCTCCATGTTTACTGTGGGATTACTTAATTCTTTTGGTAAATCAAATTCACTGCTTTTTTCTGTTAATGTCATTGCTTTTGCCATATGTAGTTTAAAGTTTTACGTCTTCTAAGGTATCCCATCTCCATAGCTGGTTTCGATTTTTCTCAATCAACCTGAAGCCACAAAAGCTAGGATAACTGGAAGACAAATTTACAACTTTTTTCTGTTTTTTCCTTCTTTTCTTTGGCATTTTTTGCAGAATTTTTAATTGATTATCAAGGAGTTATGTGGTGAATTTTCCTATCATCAAAGAACAATAAACCTGTCTTAAGACGGTCAGTTTCAAACACTTCATCAGTAGAGATAATGTGAATTTCTGCCTTCTTCTCAGGGTTATCGTACTCAAATCCAAGGAACCTACATATCTTCTGAGCACTATCCTCAGGGTTGCCAGACATATAATTAATGATACCCTTATTTATAGGAAGAACCGTTATACCAGCTTGCATCATCTTAATAGTTGCTAACTGATTGTACTTTACCCCTCCACAGAATGAGGAGAATATCTCCTCCTCCTTCTTCTTAGAGTGATATACAGGTATTCCTAAATTATCAGCTACCTTAGTAACTCCACAGAATACAAGAACCCTTTCTCTTGAGAATTTTCCAAGTAATTCCTTGGTTTTCATCATCTTAGAGTAGGAATTCTGTATGATATTTATCAATATCATGTCTATAAAATGCTTCATCTTAGCATCCTTTCTTATGTATGTATACAAATCAAAGTAACCTTTCTCCGTATAGCTTCTACCTTTTGAGGTCCTATACAGAGGTTTCTTATTATCAAGCCGTACTTGATGTATATACATATCATAGTCAGTAAGTATACCCTCATCAACTCCTTGATTTATAGTATACTTATAACAGACATCTAATGTTAAATTATCATACAGCTCATTCCTTGTCTTCTGGGTCATTGTACCAGTAAGTCCTAAAACCTTCTGGTTCTCAATAATAGGTGCCAATTTCTCCTGCTGATTAATACTCAACTCATGAGGCTCATCAATTATAACCAAGTCCCATTCGTCTTTCTTTATCTTTCCTATTGATGCAAAGGTACTTTTCTGAATAATAGAAGGTCTTATATTAGTAATATTAAATTCATTATCCCAACCTGCCCAAATATCATTTCTGGGCATTAGGAGAAGAACTTTCTCAGCATTTAGCTCCTTTATTATACCAATAGCAACCCTAATCTTTCCAAAACGTGGACAACAGTTAAGTATAGACCTATGGTCTGAATCATATAAATACGAACTGACGGCCTCCTTCTGTCTCAGGTCTCTTATATTCATCCATTTCAAATTTTTTGTTATAATAGGAATAAAAATTATGAAGAGCACTGGTTAGAGTAATCTTCTTAACACCAGATGGACTATCAGTGACCCACTCATTTGAGATAGCTGTAAAGAACATCTTCTGAAATTCATTAATGTCGTCAACAATACCACCTCTTTCTCTATAGTACTCAAACCATATAGAAATGGGTATCTCTGGGAGCTTCAATAGCTCTAAATATTCATCCTTTGTCATTGATTATGGTTGTTGTAGAAAGAATGACCTATCTTTCACACTTTCTACTAATGAGTGAAGTGCTCCATCTGATAGAGAATCTCTCCTTGGTAATTCTTTGAACTGACCACAGAAACCATTGAAAGCCAAAGGTATACGTAGGTCATCCTCACCATAAGATGATTTACATATCTGGATACTTCTAAAATATTTTGCACCGTTTGTTTTGTCAAGAAACTCCATAGGATTATAACCTGTTTTACTGCCCTGCTTATACTTAACTGGGTCAAATAATGACAATGCAATATCACAGGCATCTCCCATATCACCTGATTCTTTAACCATTTTTGTTATCGTGAAAGCTGTTTATCTTTCACATCCATAGTTTTACATATATCTATGGTTCAGACTATATCTTCGTCCTTTCTAAGGCGTTCCCCCGCTTTCTTGGCAGATTTTATTGTCCGGTCTGGACTCACTGCAAACCATATTTTTGAATACTCCAAGAAAATTTGATTTTCATACTATCAATTTTGGAAACTTCACTTTTAATAAGATTCCAAATTTTCAAACTTTCCTTAGAATTAAATCTAATAATAAACCTTTCTTTATTTAAATACAATTTTCCTTCAATTTGGAACATATCTTTTAACCATTGAATGATTAACACATTTTCTTCTCTTGAGAAAGAGTGAGTGTTAAGCCTGTAAGAAGGTGGTTCATTATAAATATATTCAATATTCCTTTTAATTGAATACCTTCTTTTTTTGGCTCGTACTTCTCCTCCATCATCAAACATCAAAAAGACTAATGTTTGTAAATTGAAGTATTTAATTATATTCTCTGAGATTGTCTTTTTACCATTTTTTACTAATAGATTATAAACAGGTTTTACAATACTTACCTTAGTAAGAGAGTACCTATATTGTAAAAACGATTTACCTTCAAAATTTGTAATATAGGATTTAATCCCAATTGTCTTTTTTCCAGTTGCTCGTTTAAACGACTCTGTTTTTTCTAATAGTTCTTTTTTGTAATTAAGATAATCCAACTGCTTAGGAGAGTGTACAAAAGAAATTGTGTAATCTTTTTTTAAATGTCCATCTCCTAAACAAAGATTTAAAACTAAAATTTGCTCTTTATTCAATTCTTCCATCTTTGTAATTATTTACTGATGTACTAAAATATGATTTTACTAGTCGTTAGGCATTTATAAGTATTCCTACTTAATTTAGCACGGGATTATCTGTTTCACTACAGACTTTCCCCGTTTAACGGAGTTTAGAGATGACATTAAAGTTTGTATGTCATGCAAGGAAATTTAGAAACTTCTTCTTTTATTAATTCTTTAAATTTAGGAACATCTTTTTGTTTTAATCTTATTGTACCATTTTTTTGTATGGTAAAATCTAAATTAAATTTATCTTTTAACAACAAGACAAAATCTTTAAGATTTTCTAAATCAAAAGATTGTGTAGAAATTATAGTATTATACTTAGATGTATTTCCATCATCCATATAAAGGTAAGCTAAAGACACTATATTAAAATTATCTCTCAGATATTCTATAGGCAGAACTTTTTTACCATCTGGATAAAATATATAACGTAATTCTTTAAGCTCGATACAACTATGCGATGTAAAAACATATCTTTTGTAGTATCTGTTTGTTCTTTTATCAAAATAGTTATGTTCTTTATTATAAGATATACCTAATGAGCTAAGTATTTCAACTTTGCCATCATAAAAATCTTTCTGTTTTTCACAGTGAGCAAAATTAATACTACTTGTAAACTTACTACCTTTCAATATATGTGTATCACCTAATATAGTACCAATCAAGACACTTTTCTGATGAGCAGTAAGATTTACTGACCTTTTAGGTTTATTTTCTAGATTAAGTCTTTTAAGTATAGTATGAACTATTGAGGAACTTAATCCAAACTTTTCCTTTATAAAATTTCTACTTTTTCCTTCTTTCCAAAGAGCTTCTATTTCTGCATACTTTGCAGTGTGTTTTTCCTTTTGCATATATCTATAAGTGTTATTTCTAGATTAATTTAACACTTCTAGACGACATTTCCAAATTTATTTTAGTTTATCATCCAGTGTCAATTCTGCCTCTGTATCCTTCAATCTCAATGGATTAGAGATACTTCTACCTACCTGAGCAATCCAGAAGGGAGATGCTCCCTCCAAGTCACGGAATCCCTGCATCAACTCACAAAGATTATCTACTGCTTGTTTCTTAGTAGGATACTCCTTTGTTCTCTTAGTAAGGTTACCGTGGTCTATTACAGGAACAACAATGATGTTAGGGTCATCAGGGATATAAATCTTCTTATAGGGATTGTCAGGGTGAGTTTTATACTCCCCATTTTTCTCAAAGTACTCCTTTAGAATACGGTATATATCCGGGCCACTTCTGGCTCCCTCATATATATCAATGTACTCCTCAAGTAGTGCCTCAACATAATCCTTATATCTTGAGAATAACTCAAATTCTTGGTCTGTTAGCTTTTCATGCCACCAACCAAGCAGTTTGGGAATAGGTATAACCAATCCCTCATCAAGAAATATCCTCCTGCTTACCCACTTTGCTATTCGGTAATGTTTTGCTCTCTCCATTGAGAAAAGGATAAATTTAATCTTCCTTCCTGTTGTTTTTGAATTCTTTATACACCATTCACAGGCGTTAAGAATCATATCATCAGCAAGGCTACTTTTACCAGCACCAGTAGATGAAAATAGTAATGTAAAAATTCTCTTCCTCCAGTTGGCATATTTACCTAGTCTAGGTAGTCCAATTGGGATAGCTTCATTCTTACCCTGCATACCATCAGCTACCTCTTGCGTAAGTTTATCAAATTCACTCATATGTTTACAATTGTATCATCAGATTTTGCCTCATTCTCGTCACTCTCAAGATTTTCCATATCTGTAACCATAGGGCTCATATTATTCTTAAAAATGTAATATTGAAGTATTGGAAACCAATTCTTTGCCTTTATACACTTATCAATATACAGAAGAATTGTTCTCTCAATTCTATCATACTCATCAAGAGAATACATTTTCATAGCTCTAAGTATGACCTTTCCCAAATCGGTTGCATTTGGAAGAAATGAATAAGGTTTCCCATTTATTGAGTCCCTTACTTGTCTCTTGCCTGTAGCTAGCAATAGTTTTTCTTCACACTTCTTATGTAAAGAAACTATCCAAGAGCCATAATCCATCTTTATTTTGGGTGGAGTATTTGCAACAACTGCAACTTTTGTAGGGATTACAGGAACTGTAGCAATAAGATTCTTTGCCTTATCAGTAAGCTCACCCTCATCTAGGTATCCCTTCTTACTAAGAAGATTAGAAAATCCTCTAATTCTCTTGTTGTCAAGAATTTCAGTCTTGTTGTGAATAGATTGGAGAAGATTATAGTGGTCAAGAAGAAGTCCCTGATTTAAAATCTCCTTGTACTTTTCAATATCAATCATACTATTTTATCTTTAACTGTAGAGGGAAAAATTGGCCATCTACCTCAAAGCCATCCAATACAAATTTGGTAAACTTAGGGTACTGCTTACGTAGATATCGTATAGCCTCCTGTCCACATCCAATAATAGCCTCTTCAATTTGCTTACCAGTCTTCAGTTCAGTAACTGTAAAGATACTAACAATTTCTTTCTTTGCCATACAATTTTAGTTTTTAATTTGAAAAAAAGAAGGGGCTTATGACCCCTTCTTAATTGATTTCATTAGTATAAAGTCTACTTCATTCCTATTACTTATCTTACCTTGTTTGAAGGATATATCATTATTTCTACTTATGAATCCTTCCCTATAATCAGTATGTTCTGGGTAAGCAATACGTTCATCCATTAACTTTATGGCTAATTTAAAAGCTGCTTTACTCCATCCTGAATTGGATTTAGGAAGCTCTATTAGAATAGAGTCATCTATGAATAATAAAGAATCTGTTCCAAAAGATACCTTTTTGAATTCTTTGTATTCCTCTAATTCACTTACTTGTTTTTCTATATCGAATACTTGTGGAAATTTTGCCTTAATTCTTTCTTTCCACTCAGGACAGGCATCTTTATAAGCCTCTCTGATGAATTGACTATCAACTTCATATTTCATTTATTCAAATTTTATAAGTCATTGAAGATGTGTGAATTAATATAAGGGTCCTTCTTTTTATTTAGCTTAGCAGCCAAACTCTCAATTACCTTCTTTCTTGTTGACTGAGAAAACGTACTATGTTTAGGGGCCTTATACTTTTTGAATATAGGATAATATCTTAGTAGCCCATTCCAACCAGTCCATGGACAGTTCATATAACCTCCTTTTTTCTTGTATGCTATATCACCCAAAGCTACACATATACCTTCCGAGTATTTCACAACTCTCATATGTTTAATAAGAGCTCTCAGGTGTTTTATCTCTGCTTTACTCATATAAATTACGTTTAATTCGTTCTCTTATTTCTTCTAAGGTATACTCTTTTACCAACTTTCCATCTAAGAAAACTGTTAAAAGTGCTCCTTCTTCCTCCTGTTCGGGAGTATAGCTCCTAACAATATCCCATTCTCCATTATAGAAATGCCTATCTCTAGGATGAGCATATGTTTGGGCCATTGTTACTGTTCTGAAATCATCCAGAAATAATTTTCTCATAACTCGTTTATTGTACTTTTTAGTTCATCCTTGTCAAATATCATCTCATCAAAGTGACCATATCTGGACGTATGACCAAAGATATACTTGATACCTCTTATTAATCTCTTCCAGAAAGGGGCCTTACACAGATGTATCTGTATATACACAAAATTATCCTCCTTGTCTTCGGGAAATGTTGTAAATATGAGTTGGTGCTCAGGGGAACCACACTCATCAATTAAAAGTATTTGTTTCATATTATTGTTTTTAGTCACTTGAATCGTATTTCCAGTAAATCTTACAAATATCACAGCTCACAGTATGCTCACTGCCTCTATTATCATGAGATATATTATCACGCTGGTGACCACTATCTACACAATTTCCATACTCAGGATAGTCTTCCTTGGTATAACCAAATGTTCTCTTTGGCTTTTCTCCCTTAGATGCATCTCCAGTAGTCTGGTTTCCATCCTCATCAAAATAGACGTGTTTCCAGCCATTCTGCCATCCAAGAAACTTATAACCAGCTTCTTTAAGTTTCTGGTTAAGTACGCTAGGTTCTGCTTTCATAATTATAAATTAAAATGAATTATTATAGTTTGGGTCATGTTCAATAACAGGTGCTCTATATGGAGATATTTTCTTATCTACTAACTCTGCTTTTACTACTATCCCACACACGGCACCCTCATGACCACCCGTCCACCAGTTTATTGATAGTTCATTTTTCTCATCATCAAATATTATTGATGTTAATTTTTCTTTTGGTATAATATATTCCATACTATTGATTTTGTAGTTAGAGCAGGATTCGAACCTGCAACAGAAAGAGTACGCTATCTCGCTGCGTGACCAGTTGTTATCTGCATTACAACCATAAACTCTGTGTCTACCAATTCCACCATCTAACTTACCTTCTTTAAAATAAACTTAATTGACTACCTCCTGTCTTACTCCTTATAGAATCTACAAATGCTTTTGCTTTTCTTGTTTTCTCAATAGCATCTATTCTCTCTAAAGTTTCCAGTATATAGTAGTCATAATCAATGTGATAATCATCACTCTCAAAGAACTTATTAAAATACGTCACAAGAGGTTGTCCAATATCTGTTTCTGCTTCACAGTGATTGTTCACGGGGTCACCGTTATTGTTTAACCCTCTTTTATACAGAACAGTTCCATTGGTTGAGATAAAATATCTTACCAGCTTCTTGTGCGTTTTTGTCATCGTCTTGCCATCCTCCTGCCACTGTTCTTCATAGTACATTTTACCAGCAGCCTTCTTTGCTATACAGAAATCATATATATTCTTATGACTTCTGATAAACTCTGCAGGGTCTTTCTTATTAATAAAGTAAGCTTCTAAAGCCATAGGAATTATACGCTTACTCTTATTTTTGTGCAGTTCAAATTCTGTGGCAAATCTACCCTTCTTCTTCACTCCATCTTCCTTCTTTGCAATATAGTGGTTGATAGATTCCTGCCATACTTCTTTAAATGGAGTTTCTTCCAACTTACCCATCTCAAAGTTCCCAACCTTCTTCTCCCACCACTCACATATTTCAAGAAACTCCTGACGTTTACTCTCAGGATAATAAACTGATATACCATCCATTACTACCTTAAATTTCTCTAAGGATTAGACTATATCTTTATTATAAAAGTTCATATTTATAACCAAGTATTCTATCTTTTTTATTAACAACTTGTGTAGAAGTAAATCCTCTCCACATATTTAGAAATCTGTCACACTCGCCAAAAGAATTAAAAATTTTAACATCTTTGCCATCTGATATTTTAATTTTCTTCTTTTGAGATTTAATTTTTACAATTCTATATTTTTTCTTAGAAGAAGGGGAATAAAATATAGGAAGTGATATGTTAAGGTGTTGTGAACAATCTACTGCAGAACCTTTAAACACTTTACCTCCCTTCGTTACTTCATATATAGAACTTAAATCTTTATTTTGCTGTTTTTTATTTAGATATATATTTTGGTTATTTGAGTGTTTATACAATTTAGACTTACTAGCTATAGCGTCTTTCCATTCTTGCGATAATTTTCTACCAAGATTTGGACAGCCTGACAGCGTAGGTAATCTACAAATATTATATTCTGGAGATAAGCTATTTATATATTTTTCCTCTAAATAATTAGCTATCTTTTTACATATTTTTGATTCTTTCTTTTTTTCAAAGCACCTGAGAATCTCAAATTTAAAATTATCAACTCCGTATTTCTTCAGAGCATTATATAAGATAGGACAATCGCACGTATCTCTTAATCCTATACTCCATAATGAATAGCAACTTATATGTTTTGATAATCTTTTTTTAAAGGATTCTATAGTGGAACCTATATAAAATTTTCCGCTTATTATATTTGTTATTTTATAAACTCCCCATTTTTTTAGAACTTCTTGAGTAACTTCTATTTTCATAATTAGTATTTCTACTAATTTACAAAAATTTTACGAAATTACCAAACCATCTGTAGTATTATTTTATACAGATGGTATAATATTTGGCTTTTCCTCTTTTTCAGAGTACTCCCTTCCGGGATAGTCGTTGAAGGTTCTCCTGTTCGGAGCTTCCCTGCTGATTGCCCAATTCCTTAATTTTTAAGCATTTACACTTAGACATATTTCATTCTTTTGTTTTAGCTTAAGGACTCTAAGGGTGTCCCAGCAATTAACCAAATTTTAAAACACCAATGTTTCAGTGTTTCCACTAAGTACCTGAAAACCAGACATTTCTAGCTTTTCTATAAGCATCAGAATCTCCATCTGATTTCCCATAGTTACTCTAAGCATACCTTCCGGATACTCAAGGAATGAGCCTCTTTGTCCTAACTTACCGTAACCCATTTTGTTATCATGAAGGCTCTTTATCCTTCATATCCACAGCTTTATATATACCTGTGGTTCAGACTATATCATCACTATTTCTAGTGTCGGATGTTCGTGTCTGGTTTATTGTTTTAGCTACTCACCAGTTAGTCGTTGAACCTTCTACTTACTTTTATACTATTCAGTAGGTTGGCTGCTGATTGCCCTTTTCACTAAGGGGTTTCCAGCAATTTATCCGATTTTTTATTGGAGGCTGTCTTTTATAATCAAACCTTTATATGGTTTATTTTCTCCTAATGCTTTAAGAATACCAAATAAAGTTATGTTTTAATTCAGATTACCACCATTAAGACATAGCTTAAGCATCTCCTGAACTGACATAAGGGGACGAGCCTTCTCTTTCTGACCATCCTTTATCAAATCCTTTGCAGTCTTCTTATATGAGATTCTCTTAGATATCTTGCCCTTATACTGATGAAGGAACGTCTTCTTTAAGTGAGGGGGACAAATCTCAAACTTTACCATACTATTAGGATACTGTGCATATCCTTGTTAATCTTACTGTCTCCAGTAAGGTCGGACTATATCATAATTTTCTTCCATTTATAACCATACATTGAGGGTTTTTCTCCAGAACAAACAGCATATATATTATGCTTCTTATACTCAGGGTATACTTCCATTAGTTCAATAATAGACTCCCATATCCTTATTATCTGTCCTGTTATCTTATCACTTTGTTCTATTTTATATCTTACATTCAATTTTGCAACTTTCTTACCCATATCCTTTAGCTTTTCCGGATTATCTTTCCAGAAAGTGTGAGAACACTTTTTTCTCTCTTCTGGGTTCTCAAATCTCTTAATTTGAGCCTGTCTTAATTTTTCTCTCGTTTCCTGAGAAACTACCAATCCAGTTGAAGAATCAAGTCTTAGGTTATATCCCTTTTCTCTGTTAAGAGAATCAAAGGATTTAATCCAATGTAATTCTCGTTCTGAGATTTCGTCTGTGTTGCAAAACTCAACTACAAAATACTCAAAGTTTTCTTTCCCGTATTTATGCCAAGAATTTATCAGATGTCTATTTTCATCTTTGTTCTTAGTATTGAGACTTGTTATATGGTGCTTTACTCTTCTATAAATATCAAGAGCTTTTCCTATATATACCTTCCCATTGCTTTTGTTCCTTATAGCATAAATACCAGTTTTTCCCTTATGTTCAGTACTCAATTTCATATATCCAATATAGGATATTCTATGGATACTGATAAGTAATGCATGTTAATAAATTGTTAAAAATTCCCTCTGTTTAGTCTCTGAACCTTTTACCAAACTTGGTAACTTGGCTGCTGATTGGCTAATTTTCATCTCTTTTACTATACTCAAATCATTACTGTTTGAGGGAGTGTATGAAACTCTAAAGCTGTCCCAGTCAATTTAAAGGGTTTTACTTGGGCCACAATTTAACCCAATATCCTCATCATCATACCTAAATCCTTCTGGTACAGTTATATGTCTATGCTTCTCAGTACTATGCAAACCTCCCTTGGCTACTGTATAAGTGGTATTCCCTATCTTAATGGGAAATTCCTGCTTAATATTCTTAACATACTCATTACCAAGCTTTTTCACAAACTCCTTAAGCTGGTCAGTCTCAAATTCAACGTGCTTAGGAAAGTAGTTCTTAAACTTCTGACCAAATGGATGTTTTACCTTCTTTGGGAACAAATCTCTAGGGTCAGAGATATTCTCTTCCTTTATATAATCCAACTTATTCCACTCTTCACCAATCTTTACATCACTCCAGTTAAGACACTGTAAACCAGTCTCCTGCATTACGTCGAATCTATCTTGAATCTTGTTCTTACCCTTGTAATCCTTTAACTCAGGAATATCGACGTTACCTAAGGTTAGCTGAAACAATTTTTCAGTTACCCTCACATCATTTCTCCTATAAGCTCTGATTATCTCTATCTCCTCTTTAGTAAGATTCTCCTTACTATGATGGATAGGCATCTCCTCTACATCCTCATTCAGTATAAAGGCACACCA